ATCTTCATTAGCAGGAGAAATTGTAAATTTATATGTACTGATAGCTGGTCCTGCATATCATAAAATTGCTATGCTCGAACCATCAGAGTTCTTATATATACCAATTGCAAATAATTCATATATATATGCAGATGCAGTAGAAGGAACTCCAGACTTAGAATTTTTAATCTTAGAAAAATAAAATTATGGGAAATGTAAAAAAACCAAGTGATTTATCAACAAAAGTAGAACAATTATTAAATGCTCCATATGGAATGCAAGGCGCTAATATTATAAATAATACTGCTGCACAATCTGGAGCTTGGTATTGTATAATAGCAATAGCAGATAATACAACACTAGACGTATCTGGATGTACGATTAATTGGGAAGAAAATGGTGGTGCACTATCTACAGATTTAGATCTAATAACAGGTCTTCCGTATTATGGAGATTTTAGTGCAGTGCAATTAGTTGATGGAGCGGTAATATGTTATAGTAAGTAATGGGTATACTGCAGAATGCATTAGGTACTCATCACGTAAGGATGGGGAATTATCCAGTGTTGGCAGCTTATACATTATGTTGTTTCTTTGAAGCGTGTAATGTTGCACCTACAGTACAGTTAATGCCCCAAGATGTTATTACAGATTTCTGTGATACATGGGATTTAGATAGTAACAGTGATATAATGCCAGAAGTAGTTCCTGGTATGAGTGGGTGTTGGGATATAGATAGTAATGGGGATATAATGCCCGAAGCAGTTTAATAATATATAAAATAAAAAGATATGGCAACAAAAAATATAGTACCTAGAGCTAATGCAGAAGGTGAAATAGGGACAACAGTAAAAAGATGGGATAAAGCGTGGTTTACAGAAGCAAATATACTTGGAACTACAGAACAACTTAGGTTATCTTATGATGCAACTAATTATATCTCATTTGCAACTGCATCTACAGGTACAGCTACATTTACTACGGTAGGTAGTGGTACAACAGATTCTGATATGGTATTTAGTGCTGATGGTAAAATAACAATGACCCCAGCAGATATTGCTGGTACAGTCTTTCATTTAGATGCAAATGCTTCTGCTGGCAATATAGTTGATATAGATACCGGAGCATTAGATATAGATGCTTCAGGTGCTATAGCCATAGACACTGCATCTTCTATGTCTATAGATTCCGTTAATGATTCAAACTACACAATAACAGGATCTGGGAAATCTTTAACATTAAATGCTGCAGGAGGAGGAGCTGCACAACAAGCTATAGTTTCATCTGCCGGTACAGGTGCTGCGGCATGTGCTATAACGGCTAGTGCTGGGGGTATTACTTTAGATGCTGCTACAGATATTATAATAGACGCTGATGGAGGAGATATTACATTTAAAGATGATGGTACTTCTTTAGCTGCTGTTGATGCTAATGGGCAACTTACATCTTTAAATTATAGAACAATATGGGTTGGAGCAGGAGCAATGTCTACCGCCTCTACTAATGGAGCAGCCGCAGGAGCAGACTCATGGACTTCTACTAGTAATTATTTAACTCAAGATAAATATATATTTGATGCTACTACAAATGAATATGTATTCTTTAATATGGTAATGCCAGAGCAATGGGATTTGGGAACAATGAAAATTAAATTCTATTGGAAAGCTTCATCTAGTGCGGCAGGGGATGTTATATGGGGTATACAATCTAATGCTAGGAGTAATGATGATAAGATTGATGTTGCTTTTGGTACTGCGGTTGTAGTAACAGATGCAGCACATGAAGAAGCTGATGCTGATCAACCTGTTAGTATAACAGATGCTACAGGAGCTATGACTGTTGGTAATTCACCGGCAGCAGATGATATGATTTATTTTGCAATTTATAGAGATGCTAATGCCTTAGGAGATACTTATGCAGTAGATGCAGAATTATTAGGAGTTAGTATACAATATCAAGAACACTTAACTGTAGAAGCTGCTTGGTAATGAGAGGAGGATTAAGACATAGAAGATTTAATCATGCTGGAAATCCTGTACAGGCTACTATGACAAATAGTATAGGTAAAACAAAAGTAGAACTTGCTTTATTACATAATCAAGGTATTAGCAAGTTAAATCAGTCTCATACAGGTGAAGATGGAAATCCTGTAACTGAGTATCTAGTACACGGTTGGGCAGATCAATCAGTTTCTGGGAATAATGCTGCTCAAACTACTGCTGAGAATAAACCTGTTCTAAATACTGATAATAGTATAGAATTTTTTAATTATTCTGATAACGCAACTTATGCAGATCATATGAATCTTACTAATTTTACTGTTGATTCTAGTACACCTTTCATGTCATTTATTGTATGTTCATTAGGTAGTACTGGTACATCATGTTATTTATCTGATAGCGGGGCTGAAGTTTTAGAGTTTCAATCTGGTAATACACACCAATTAAAAACAGGAACAACTTCTAATATGAATCATAGTAGTACATTTCAAATTAGTAATGGAGAAAAACATTTATTTGTTGTAGAAAGAAATTCAGAGGATGAAATGAGACTGTATAAAAATGGATTAGCACACAACGCTGAAGTTACTAACTCTGGTAATTTTGATCTAGAATCATTGGGAGTAAAAAACTTAGATGTATCTGCTTCTAATTGGTTTGATGGGGCTATGTATGATGTTATATTTATTAATAACTACCAAGATAATTTTATAAGAAAAAAAATAGAAGATTATTTATTAAAGAAAAACGGATTAAATAGATTAGGTAATGGCTAAAATAAATATATATTCAAATAACAAATTTTAACAATAATAATTAAAAAATAATAAAATGGCGACACTTAAAAGTACAATTAAGATTGATAGTAGCGATTTTTTTAGCACTAAATTAGATGTATCTACTTCTAATACTACATTAACTACTGGAGATGATAGAGCTTTTAGTGTTGAACGCGTTCCTGTTGGAGTAAATGCGTATACTACTATCACACAAACAGCAACAGCACTTGCTGGTATGGATAATAAAACGATAATATTCACAGATAATCAACAGAATTCACATACCATTACATTTAGTGATGAGTATTCTAATGAATCTAGTGGTAATAAAGCAACAGGTACTCTTAATGTTAATGGAGGAACAGTAGCAGCTTATAATGGATTAACTCTAATCTTAGTTGATAATCACTCTGGAGGCGCTAGAACAGTAACTATTACCTTTAATCATACAACTACAACTCTTGTAAGACAGGCTGGGGCAACCTCTACAGCTATTGCATATGCACTAGGATTAAGTGGATTAGCAACTCCTACAGCAATTAGAGATAAAATAGTAACAGATTTAACTGCTATAAGAACAGCAGGAGATTTAAGTATTATTGCAGTAGCGTCTGCGACAAATGTTGAATTAATTAATTTAACACAAGATGTAGTAGGAAATGGAGGAAATACTAGTATAACTGGTACATCGGGTGGAGGACAAATAACTTTAACTTCATTTACTACAGGGGGAGACCCGTATACTTCTTCTTATGCGGGTATATCAAATAATGCAGCTACAACTACAGCTCATTTAATTTCTTTAAGAAATTCATTATCTAAAGCTATTAATGAAGGTAAGTTAAATATGAGAGTAGGAGAAGTTCCTACAGCTAGCACTCTACTTGTATATATGGATGGTCCTTATGTAAATGATAATACCTTAACTTTATCAGGAACAGCTATAACTACTGCTTCTACTACAGCAGCTACTGCATTCTCAGGAGCTGGAATACCAGACATATTACCTTGTGGAGAGTTTAATAGTTTATATAATAAAGTATATTTATATGCTGCTAATAAAAGTAATTCTGGTATAGTAAATATTTATCATAAAGAATCAGTTGCTAGAGGAGCAGGATCAGTTATTATGTCTAAGGCGGATACAACTGATATTAATGATGGAGGAGCAGGAGTTCTTACATTAAGTTCTGCTGCAGGATATGATTATACATTCACAATTGTAGCTGAAGGTGCTATAGATGTTGGTGTAAAAGTAAGTGATTTAGTGTATCAAGTAGAAATGAATGCAGCTTCTGATGTATTTATACAAAACCTTATTGAAACTTTTATGTTGGTAGATAATAAAGCTGGGAGAGAGGCAAGACCTTTTGAAGCTACAGCAGCAGAAAATGGTTTAAGTATTAATATAAGACAAACAGATTCTGATGCTGGTACAACTGGTAATACTACAATAACTCAAAACTGGACTGGAGGAACTTTAACAGTAACAGATACTGATTTTACTGGAGGTTTAGATAGATACCATTTAATATGTAGATTAGATCCGGGTGAGCATATATACGCACCACTCTCAGGATTTTCTAAATTATATGTGGATGCAAACGTAGCAATAACTGATTTAGAATATTTAACAATAGAAAAATAATGGCAACTTTAGCTCAAAAAATAGCATTAATGGAACAAAGAATGAATTCTATGGAAGATAAAATCGATACTCTTGATGCAAAAATGGATAAACTTATGTTAAAGTTACTTGACCCAGATGAAGGTTTAGTAGTCAGAGTTAATAAAAATACTGACCGTTTAGACGAGAGAGATCAAAATATGAGTAAGTGGATGAGGGATATAGATGACTTTCATCAAATGAAAAAATGGAAAAGTAATGTTACGAGAGCGTTATGGGGTTTGTATACTGTTATAGTCGGTTGGATTGTTAAAAACTTATTTTGGTAAGATGAAAGGAATTATAAACTTTAAAGATTTTGCAAGTAATCCTATATCTGGAGTTTTATTACTATCCCTGATAGCAATAGGCTACTTGTATGTTGATAATAAAACAACACTTACAAATCAAATTGAAGTTTTACAAGAGGAAGTTATAACTCTTAGAGATGATTATAAAAAATTAAATGATAAGTTTATAGAAACTCTAAAAAACATAAGGTGAAAAAGACATGGTGTATATTATTATTTATATTTTTCTCATGCTCCTACTCAGAGAAGCCTGTGGTAGAAACAAAAGTCGTTATTAATAATGATTTAGATAGTTTAATAAGATTAGCAGATGAGGCTATAGATAACCTTAACGAGAAAAAACAAGCAACTAGAAATGCTCAATTAAGGCTAAACAAAAGGTTGTCAGATGTTGCTCGTTTAAGAGATAGATATAAAGATAGTATAGATGATTTAAAAAGTTTAAGATTAATAAATAGGGATAGTGTTGTTTATGATTATAGAATTGAAGTTTGTGAGATAGTTGATAGTGTAAGAGTTATAATACCAGATTCAGTTTGCGCAGTTTGTGTTCGTAAAAAAGAAAAATCATTTTTTAAAATATTTAAAAAGAAAAAATAATGATGGAAAAAATTAGTAAACACATAAGTTATAAAGAAGGAATTTATAGTGCTACAGCCTTACGAAAGGGATTAGATAATACTCCTAATGCAGAACAATTAAAATATATGCATGATATAGCACAGTATTTATTTGAACCTTTAAGGGAATGGGTTGGTGGTCCTATAAAGATTAACAGTTTTTTTAGAGGAGAACCTGTGAATACATCTATAGGAGGATCTAAGACTTCTCAACATATGAAAGGGCAGGCAATGGATATTGATGATACTTTTGGGTATAAAACAAATGCAGAGATGTATCACTATATAAAAGATAATTTAGACTATGATCAACTAATATGGGAGTTTGGAGATGATGATAATCCTAATTGGATACATGTAAGTTATGTAACTCATAGGGAAAATAGAAAGAGATTAACCGTTGCTTATAGAGATAGAAAAGGTAAGACTAAATATAAACATGAAGTACATATATAATAATTAATTATGAGTATATTAACACAAATATTTAGTAGCGGGGCAACAGAACTTGTTAAGGGTGTAGGCGGGGTTATAGATAATCTTCATACATCTAAAGAAGAAAAATTAGCAGCAGAATTAAAAGTAAAAGAATTAATCTCCAACTATGAAGTTGAAATGGAGAAGACGATAACTGATCGTTGGAAAGCAGATATGAATTCCGATTCTTGGTTATCAAAGAATATAAGGCCAATGACTTTGGCTTTTTTAGTTATATCTACAGTATTAATGATTTTTATTGATGCTGGTATGATTAACTTTGTAGTTGAAGAAAAATGGACTGACTTATTGCAGATAGTATTAATAACTGTAATAGGCGCTTATTTTGGTGGTCGTTCACTTGAAAAAACTAAGAAGTCGTAACTAATAACTAGATATATGACCAAAGATCAGATCAAGGCCTTTTTGAAAGACAGGCCTGGCTACCTTAAAGAAGGTGCTGAACGTCTTTCTGAACGCCTAGATTGTAGTGTTGAGGCATGTAGGAATGCTTTAAAAGAAGCTAGGATTGAAGCAAAAGGAAGTGACTTTGACTTAGATAATGTAAGTAAATCTGAGATTAATGAGTTTAAAAAGTTCTTAGACAGTAACGGTATAGCAGAAGATGATGTTAAATCTGTAAAGTTTTGGCAAACAATTAAAGGAGATAATAGATTTTCTGTAGTTACAAAAGGTGAGGATAATATAATGAAAGAGGTGAAAGAAGAAATTATTTCAAATCTTGAAAAATATAGTCCTAAAGTTGAGAAGAAGTATGAAGCTGTAGAAGATCCTATAGTGTATGAAGTCTCCTTACCAGATATTCATTATGGTAAAATAGATGGACAAACATTAGATCAAGCAGAAGAGGCTTATATGAATACGATTAAAGATCTTATGAATAAAGCTGCAGGATTAAATATAGAAAGAATACTTTTACCAATAGGTAATGATGGTATGAACTCTGAGGGATACTCTAGAGCTACTACCAAAGGAACCCCTCAACATGATGGTGCAGAATGGCAAGAGACATTTGTTGGTTATTGTAACTTAATGGTACGAGCAATAAATTTCTTATCAGGTATAGCACCAGTAGATGTGATTGTCATACAAGGTAATCATGACTACGAAAGAATGTTTTATTCAGGAGAGTTTCTAAGAGCTTTCTTTTTAGAGCATGAAGGAGTTACAGTTGATAATAATTATAACTCTAGAAAATATTATGAATATGGAACAAATATGATTATGTTTACACATGGAGATAAAGAAAAACCAGCTAATATGCCGCTTATTATGGCGACAGAAGAACCTATGATGTTTGCGAGAACAACACATAGAGAAGTTCATTGTGGACATATGCATAAAGAAATGGTAAATGAATACCGTGGTATAAAAGTAAGATTTATTCCATCAATTTGTGGTAATGATGCATGGCATAAGATGATGGGGTATGAAGCTAAGCGTACTGGACAAGCGCATATATGGAATAAAAAACGAGGATATGAAGGCTATTTACAAACTAATCTATAAATAAAAAATGACTTTAGATGAAATTGCATACAATATCTTAAATTTAGTAAGAGGAGGAAAGTCTCACCATGACGAAACAATCTCTTTAGATCAAATTAAATTTAATATTAAATATTACAGAGCAATGCTTTTAAGAAGAGACTTTGCTCGTAATGGTTTAGTAACACGACATGTAGAACAAGATTTAGGATGTGTTAAACTTATTAAAGTAGACGCTTCTAAATGCTGTACACTACCTATTGATTGTCACGTTATGAGGACAGAAATTAAAATTCCTAGAACTGTTAGATTTAATTTTACGGATGCAATCACATATGTAGGAGCTATAGATGGTATTACTAGAATACCTATAGTACAATCACATATGGTAAAATACTTAATGTGGGATAAATATACAGGTAAAAATACTAAAGCTTATATGATAGATGATTATTTATATTTATATGAACCACATGAAATAGGCTTAGTAAATATAAGAGGAGTGTTTGAAAATCCAGAAGAAGTAGCTAAATTTGATTGTGAGGATGGATCTTGTTATGATAATACTAGTGATTTTCCTATACCTGGAGATATGGTACAAGCTATAACTCAAGGTATAGTTCAGGGAGAGTTAGGTTTAATAGCTTCTACTCCTAATGATGTAGAGTTAGACAGACATCAAGATAATGCACCTGCTCCTAATATTCCTAGACCTCCACAAGGACAACAACAACAACAAGAATAGTGGCATATACTTTAACACATATATATGAGGCTTATAAGAATGATATATCAGAAGCTGTAGATAATTCTACATTTAAAAATATTTGTGGGGATTTTAATATAATGATTATGGATTATATATTAGAAGGTAAGGAGTTTAATATGGGATATAACCTATCTACATTATCTATAGTTAGAATGGAGAGAGATCCTAGAGCTCCTAGAGTAAATTGGGCTGAATCTAATAAATATAAACAGGAACTTAAAGATAGTGGAGAGAAGCTTTATGATAAAGAAACAGGAGAAGGGGTAAAATGGCAAATATACTTTACTGATGAGTATTATTATAAATATTATTGGAGAAAAGGGAAATGTGCAGTTAAGAATAAATCAGTATATAGATTCGATACTACTAGGGGTTTAAAAGGCAATAAAGAAAGATTAACTAGATTATTAAAAGAAAACGAGTTAGCTTATTTAAAATTTAAAAAATATAAATAATATGGCAATATACAAACAAATATCTAGTCAAACTATTATCAGAAAGATAATGAGAGACCTTAGTTTAAGTACAGACAATTGGGTTGAAGATGCAATTGAATGGATGGGAGAAGCTTTAGAACACGTTGGAGCAGCTCCTCAATTAGAAAAGAAAGTATGTACCCTAACAGTTGCTGAGTATACAGCTTGTCTGCCATCTGACTTATATTATATTAATTTAGTGGCTACCAATAAAAGAGTGGCAGGAAGTATATCTACCGAGTTAAAAACACTTACATCTAAAATAGCAGAGATAAAAGATTTATTAGATGCTAATCCAGATCAAAATGTATTAACAGAATTAAGAGAACTAAATTCTAGATACGTAGTATTAGAAAGTATGTACTGGGAAAATCCTGACGAATTATCTCCTTTATCATATGCTACTTCTGAGTTTCCTGTAGCATTACATTGTGATAATTGTTTAAATCGTAATGCAGAAACAAAAGAAACTTACTTTATAAATGGAGGTAAAATTAAGACGTCTTTTGTGTCTGGGACTATTTGTTTAAGTTATATGGCTTTTCCAACAGATGACAATTGTTATCCTATGGTACCTGATGATATTAGCTTTAAAGAAGCTATGTTCTGGTATATATATAAAAAGTTATTATTAAGAGATCCTAATATTAAACCTAACGGTATTACATATGATATTGCGGAACAGCAATGGAAGTATTATGTTACACAAGCTAGGAATTCTGCTATGTATCCTGATATAGATAGATATGAATCATTTTTAAATCAATGGGTAAGACTAATACCTAGAATTAGCGAGCATGATTCTAACTTTAATACATTAAATACAAGAGAACAATTAGATAGAGATCAATAATGGGAAAATTTTTAAAAGGACTTAATAGAGACATAAATCCTGTAGATCAACCTGCAGGAACTTGGAGGTATGCCAGAAATATGGTAATACCTCCTGGAGCAGGAACAGTTCAATCAGAAAAAGGAACAGATCAAATAGTTAATATTACTGCAGGATATAGAGTTATAGGGAGTTGTTTATTGCCTGATGAAAAAGTGTGTTTATTTTCAACAAAAATTGCCTCTCCTTTTAATTCTGAAATAGGTGTATTTAATCCAGCAAGTAATACATACACTGTAATATATAATGATAGTGCATGCGTTGGTATTAATAAATTAAACTTTAAAATAGAATTTCCTATTCAAGCAGAAGCTAAAATGGATATTACAGGTAAGATATCTGTATATTGGACAGATGACTTTAATCCGATGCGATATATTAAATTATATAAACCTCCAGTTTGTCCACATGATATTGAAGATTTTAATATATTTCCTCAACTTAGTGAATGTCCTCAAGTAACTTTAGATAGAATGCAAACCGGAGTATTAACTGTGGGGGCTTATGCTTTAACATTTGCATTATTAGATAATGAAGGTACTCCAACGAATTATTTAGATATATCCTTATGGGTATATATAACACCTAATACTTCTCCAGAGTCGAATGCAACAACTGCTCTAGGAGCTAATGCTGCTACTGTTTCAAATATGGGTTTTGTATCAAATATAGATGGGCATCCTCCAATGAGTTATCAAGGCGGGGAGCCTGGTACTGCTGGCGCAAAAGGTATTATTTTTAAAATTACTAATTTAGATCCTAGATATTCTTTTATTAGACCAGTAATATTAAAAAGAGAAGCGGGGGTAATTACAGCACATCAATTACAAGATTTAGATTATGATATTACTGCTAGTACTAGTATACTAGTATCATACACAGGCAATGAACAGACAGAGGCAATAGCTATAGAAGAAGTTTTAATACCAAGAGATACGTACACTAAAGCTAAAACAGTAGCCCAAGTAGATGATACACTATATTGGGGTAATCTGGAAAAAAATACAATAGATATAGGATATCAACCATATGCAATGGGTATTAAAGTTATGGCAAGGCAAATCAATGACGGCTTTGATGATTTGGTTGATATTAATGCTGTTACTAATGTTAATATGAATATAAATATCGCTTCTGCAACCAATGCTATGCGAGATGCAAAGGATAAATATGATTATACAGGATATCAAAGAGATGAGGTATATGCTTTTTATATATCATGGATAACAGTAGATGGTAATGAAACGGTAGCTTATCATATACCTGGTAGACCTCCATTAGATATTGATGACTATGCGGGAGCAGGTCTTAAGGAAGACGACTTGGCATGTCTTACTGTAAATGATGTTCCTTATATGGATACAGGCGACGGTGTTGGAATAAGTCAATTAGAAAGAATGGGGCAGAATAATCCAGCTACTGCTACTGTACAAATAGGAGATCTTACTACTTGGGGAAGTAATCTTACAAGTACTAAGACGGGATATTGGGAAAATAAAAATGAAACGTATCCAACAGATGTTAATTATAACGGGCTAGATCATAACGGGAATTCACTACCTTCTTTACAATATGGTAATGGTATTACACCAGTTAGACACCATCATATGCCGTCAGCTTGTGTGGGAGAAGGTGGAGGCCATCCTTATGGAGGCCCTGCTGGTTATTATAAAGGACAGCAAAAATTAAATCCGTTAGCTGTAAAAATAACTAATATACCTTTTCCTGATTTTATGATTGGTAAGGTTTTATCGTATAGAATATATTACGCTAAGAGAACAGAAGGTAACTCTTTAGTTGTTGATACAGGTATACTTAATCTTATGCCTAGTGCGGCATGCTCAGCGTCAGACGATACTTGGGGAGCTTGTGAGGAGAATGGATGGAATAATTCTTTTATACATCCTTTAAACGGGTTCGATACAAATGGATACCATGCAGGAGGATCTTGGGGTGCTACAGGATATGAGGGAACAGTATTAGTTAAAGATTATGCTATGAACGCTCCTCCAGGAGGAGATGATTATGCTTCTTGGTCTGGAAATTTTACAGGAGGAAGTGTAGTTGCTTACCCATTTAGTTGTGTTCATGCTCCATATTCAGATATAGAACATGGAGGATACTTAGACAGACATACTAAAGAACCAAGAGGAAATCATTTTTCTTTTAATGGTTTATATACAAGAATGATGGATCCAGATATATCTAATGTTTCATATATGAAGATTCAAAGACATTTTAGACAAGGAAGACCAGACGCTACTAATGCATTTATGGGAGCTTATTTTATTAGAAAAGATCAAGGTGGTTCGAAAATAAACTCTACTACTGGTCAAGATGAAGATAGAATGTATATATTATTTGATTGGACTCAAAATGATTGTCAGGAGTATGATGATAATAAAACCTATGGTGTTTTGTATAATACAGGTGAAGTAGGAGGATCTGCTGGACAAAGTTGTGGTACTCAATATCCTTATTTTAGAGCAATAGGAATGTCTATGAATATACCTGCAGATCAGATAATAGATGCACCAAACAGTCCTGCTGGCGAAATTGTAAACTCAGGAGGATGTCAGACAACATATCTATATACTTATAATGATGTTTTTACTCATGATATAAGTACGTTTATGCGAAATTATTATGCTTATCAACTTTATGGATCATTATTAACAAATAAACAAGCTTATAGTACTAGTGCACCTCTAAATTTTAATTACCCTTATTTAGATAATGATATGCATAATTGTTTTATTAATATGTATGATCAGGTGGGTTATGGCGCTGGTACTTGGGCGTTTAAAGAAATGTGTATTCAATCTGCAGATTTTGGTAGTGTATTTAGTGGTACAGATAATACAGGCAATTGGCAGAATAGCTGGTGCCAGACTTTCCTTTGGTGGTCTGATACTGGGATCGAACCACCAATGATGGGGCACCAGAGACAGGGTAACTATTTCTCGTTTGGTGTTCAATATGGAAGTGATCAAGACGATACAGTAATACAGCATATGGCTTATGCGGGATTACATAGAGTAATCTCTGATGTATATACTCCATTTGATCTGCAGGCAAATTTAGTATATACAGGCTATGAGTATGATGTTTCTGCTCTAACGTCTGTTCAAACTATAGCTAATAGTGATAGAATTTTTGGAGGTGATACATATATAGATTTTTATTGTGAAACACGAAGTATGAAAGCTCCTGGATATGCATGGCCAGGTAATGGTCCTATGCCAGTTGAAGCAATGTATGGGAGTAGTAGTTCTGATGAGTGGGATGTGGATCGATTTGATCAACCTGGGAGATATATTCATTATGTATATGGATTAATGGGAGATACATGGATGCATAAGGGCGCTCATGAAGATACTTCTCATCAATTGTATATAATAGAATCTAAGGTAAATATTCATATGAGACACAGTATGGGGAATGATAATGAGGATTTCTTTCCTTTGAAGCATATACAAGATCCAGTTATAAGCCAGTGGAAAGCTGGTCCTAGAATATTTAGTTATAATCCAGATTATAGTTCTCAAATGAATCTTAGGCCAGTAGTAGCTTTTAATCATTTAAATAAAATTTCAGTCCAATCAGATTTTCCTACAAGAATTATAAGAAGTGTACCTCACAATCAATCTGGTTTAACAGATAGTTTTAGAATGTATCATTCTGCCCAATATAGAGATTTACCACGACATAGAGGAGAGTTATGGAATTTAGCAGTATTTGACAATGTGCTATTACCTCAGACTGAAAGAACTTTATTAAAAACAAGAGGAAAAGAAACATTAAAAACAGGAGAAGAAGGAGCAGCTGATATAACAGAATTAGCATTAGGAGATGGTAACCTATTTAAACACGATCCTTCAGAAGTTTTATACACATCTAGGGGCCATGCAGGTACTACTAGTCAATACGCAGTAGTTGTAACTAAGTATGGACATTTCTCTGTAGATAAACAAGCAGGTAAGGTATTTTTATTAGGAGATAAATTAGAAGAGATTTCTGCTTTAGGTATGCGGGAGTTTTTATTTAGAAGGCTAACTACATGGGGTCTTAAGGATTATGGGTTACCTATAAATTTAGATATACCAACAGCTGGTTTAGGAATAATAGCTTCTTGGGATCCAGAATATGAAAGATTTGTATTAACTAAATTAGATAAGGCTCCTACTAGTACATTTATAACTAAATGGGATAATAATGAGATTGAATGGGATAATGACTATCGTTGCTATAGAATTAACGGTCAGAAAATTAATTGGTATAGTAACACATATTTTTCTGATTATAGTTGGACTGTGTCTTATTATCCAGCTCTAAAATTTTGGGCTTCTGTTCATGATTTTGCTCCTTTAGTTTATTTTTATACAAGTGAAAATTTATATAGTATACCAGAAGCTACTAACGCTTATATATGGAAACATAATCATGAAACATCTGCTTATAATATAGGACGATATTATAATACTGATTATGATATAGTATTTGAGTATATATCAAACATTGAACCAAACGACAACAAAAAGTATAGTAATTTTTATTATACAGTAGATGTAGAAGAACCTTCAAACCTAGAAGAGGGAGCAAGAACAGAAGTACAAGACCCTGGATTTGATACATTTTATATTTATAATAGCAGACAAATGTCAAGAGGAACTCCATTTATAACGGCAAATGGGCAGTATAATTTTATACAAACTACAGCAAATATAAGAAGAAAAGAAAGAACTTGGTATTGTAACGACTTTAGAGATGATATGGAACAAACAAATGGTATTAGTTCTACTATGACTACCGGAACTCCAGGTAATATATTGAATACTAATTACTTAACTTCTTTAATTACTTTAAATTCAGGAGCGCTTGATCTTAATAAAGACTGGAACGAGAGACGTAAATTTGTAGATAAATGGATGGCTGTTAGATTAATTATAAATACAACGAATAGTGGAAGCACAAGTGGAAAATATTTAGTAACTTTGCATTCTGCGGATGCAACTTATTCAAAAACGTATAGATAAATCTATTATGAGTAAATATAATATATCAAAAAATGTTAGAAAGTTTCCAGAAGGTGGTTATGGAGCTTATGATTATGATAATAATGAAGCTTATTTACAATACACATGGGGACAAGTACAGAAAGATAGCCAAGCTGCTACAGATGCATATAATCAAACCAATGTATCTACTGCAGAAAACTATCAAAATTTTTTAGAGAGTTCATATTTACAAGCTAATCAATCATTGAAAAATTATAATACAGTAAAGTCTGGTATTAATACTACTTTACAAGGTAAAGTAAAAGGTACTAACCAATCCTGGAACCAAAATATAAATAATAGAATAACAAATGCTTTTAGTGGTAAAAACCCTCAGTATGGTGTTGGGCCTGGAAGTACGGGATATCCTACTAAAGCAGAGGTTAAAGGTTTAACAAAAAGCAATAAAGGGTTATCAGTATGGGACCCAAATTATCAAGCGAGTCCAAACTATATGCAGACTTATGACCAATGGTCAGAGTTTCAAGGTGAAATGGCAACTACTAAAGGAGAAACCTTTACGCCTACTAGAAACGCCTATAGGCAGTATAAACAGGAGTATCAAGAGAGTATGAGGGTGCCTAGGGATGCAGCTGGTATGCCTTTAAGGGGGGAAGAATTAACCGCATGGCAGGAAGGTAAGCAAGAAACGATTCAAAAAGGTATATTTGAAAAGGGTCGGTATACAGGAGTTAGTTCAGATACTTTGAATCTTGCTGCAGAAAGAGGTACACAAATAGGAGAAGGATTTTCTACAGCTAGTGGAGAGACATATGAAATGACTAGTAAAGGACTTAAACAAACACATAGTAATTATGGAGAGGCTGTAAAAGGTGGTAATATGTTTGTTAATACTGCTAGTAAAGCTCCAGTTAAGGGAGGTCTATGGACTGTGCCTGTTGATATAGGGTTACATTATTTAAGTGATGACAATGATCCTAGTACGTATACAGCAGGAGAAGTTGCAACAGATATAGGTAGCTTAGCTTTAGATATTGTTACATTTGATTGGATAGGAGCTGTAATGCAAATTGGAGATATGGTTGTACAGGGAGTTACAGCTAAAAAGCTTAAGAAAAAAATAAAAAACGAAAACAGGAGAATTAGTGCTCTAAACGATAAGGCACAATACGATTATGAACAAGCATGGGCTGAATCTAGAAGACAACCGTATGATGCAAGATATTCAACAGGTAGAAGATCAGGATTCTCTAATACAGGCTATGGTAATTTAGGAGGATTTAAATACAACATATAAAAATTAAAAGTTATGAATTTTAAAGATAGAGTTAGACAAGCATTAAGACAACCTACTAGAATGAATACAGGAGGATTTATACAAGACGCTGGAGGTGGTGATCAAATAGTGTATGGTCCTACACATGAACAAGGAGGAGTTCTTAGAGGGCCAGATGTGGAGTTAGAAGGAGGAGGTTTTGGCGCTGGCGGTCAGCCTCTTGCTGGAGAAGTTATCACTAATGTTGTAGACTCTAATGGTCAGAATCAGGAATTTTATATGTCTCATCAGAATGGTATAGCTCAAAAGTATTTACAAGCAAAAGCACAAGCTGGAGGAACTTTACCCCAAAAGACTAAACAAGAATTTGCTAGAATGAATGAACAAGTTAGTAGTGAAGGCCAACCTCAACAAATAGCACAACAAGGTGGAATGAAACGATACTTTGAAAATGGAGGAACAAATAAAGGAACAGATTGGCATCACGATTTTGCCAAAAGTAGAGCAGTACAACAAAGAATTATAGAGAATAAGAATAAATTTGATCTTTCTGGAGGGAATATAAGAGATGAGCATGGTATTCCTATACCTAGTGAAAATTATATAAAGTGGAGTAAAGCTACTGGGTTCGGAGGACATGAATATACAAGTCAAGAGCATTATGAGAAAGGGCAAAATATAAAACCAGGAACTATAATGAATGGATATGTTTTTAATAGTGGAGACCCTATGGATCCTACCTCTTGGACATATATAGGAGATATGGGATTTAGTGGAGAACCTGATCCTCAGTACGCTCCTAAACGTCAAGGAGGTATGAAAAAATATTGGCTGGGAGGAGCTTTGGGAGGAGCTTTAGGGGGAAAAGGAAGTGCTTTTGATACTACGAGAAGAAATCTTTCTGAAAGAGGTAGTCTAAGTGGGCTAAAGCTGGGAGGAAAAGGAAGTGCTTGGGGTGCAATGAAAAACATGTTTAATTGGGAAGATGGTGGTATGAATAAATATTTTATGGGTGGAATGCCTACTACACAGCAGGAATCAAGTTTCCTTTCTGATTATAACATTAATTCAGATACAGAAAATCATATAAATTCTCTGGCGCAGCGAAGAGGAGCTTTAGTATATGGAGTTGCAGAAGGAGGATTTAATCCTAAATTAGAAGTTGGGGATACTGTTAATGGAGTAACATATAACGGTGGAAGTCAAGAAGAGTTTATTAGTAGAAATAAGATGAGAAAATATATGAATGGAGGTATAAGAAAGAAGTATATGCACGGAGGACCTCATCATATAAATGAGGACGGATCTGCAGGGGCTGCAATAATAAATCCATCAACAGAACAACCTTGGACTAGAGAAGAATATTATGCAGCTAAAGATAATAATTCTGATAAACTAGCCAGTTATGGCACTACAAAGCAGTCATATACTACATCTCCAGATATAGCAAATAAACTTACTTTTGGTTTATTTGGTGATGCGGGTGGAGAAAAGAAAACATATACAGCAAAAAATTCAGAGACTCAAATACATTCAGGATATGGAGCATTTAAAGATGCAGAAGGTAATAAAATAGATGTATCTCAATTTAAATTTAATCCACAAGACTATGATTTATTTTATGATCCAACTATTAAAAAATATAAGAATTATAATACAGATGAAATTGTTGAAGATATGAGTGTTTATCAACAAAATCATCAAGAATTAGTGTCACAATATTTACAAGAAAATTTTGAATATGATCCACAGGCTAATGTTGTAGGAAGCGCTCCTATAGGATTTCAAATGCTATCAGGTCCAGCTGGAGCAATAGGAAAAGGAAGTAAAATTATGAACTGGTTAAATAAATATAAAGCTGGAAGAGGTGTTGTAAGTGCAGGTAAGTATTTAAAGAGTTCTCAATTAAATCCTCTTCAAGGATGGAAAGCTTTTAGAAGTAATGTTAAAATTCCTTATGGAGGAGTGGCAAAACAATGGCAAGTAGGAAGTGCTTTAAAAACAAATGCAGCAACTGCTATAAAGAAAGGTCTCATATATGGTGTGCCTCCAGCATTATATAGCGGAAGTGGTAGCAGTACTACAGATCTTTCTACAGACGTAGATAAATTAGACTTTACAAATATAACAAAAGATTATATACCAACAGTAAGCGATTCAGCTAATGTAGAAACTACTCAATCAAATATTTATGATAGTATACGTCCAGTAGAAACAAATGCTCCAAATACTATATTTCCTGATTCAGGAGAAGTAAGAACATATAATGGAATTAATTATATGTATGTGGGCGGTACAGATTCTGAAGGCCCTACTAATCCAGATAATTGGAATGTTGTTGAATAAATAAAATTAAAAATTATGCCACAAGATTATATAACAGATGCAAATGATAGTTTAATTAATATTAATACTACACCTGAAGATCAGGAGATAAGAAGTTTGCTTAGTAATTATGTAAATAATGCAAGTAATTTGAGTGCTCCAAATAGGATAGCTTATTTGAATTATATGAGAACGAATTTTAATTTAACAGATCAAGCTATAAGTACTATAATAAGTGAATTACAAACATCAGGTGAGTCCTCTTCTAATATAAATAGACGTAATACAATACAAAATCCTTCTATAGTTACTCCAGATTCAACTGGTATATCACCTCCAGATTCAACTAGTATCTCACCTATAGATTCAACTGGTGTCTCACCTATACTTAATCTTCAACCAGATAGTCTCATAAATGATGGGCCATGGAATATAGAATATAATGCACGAGAAACTACTGAGGTTCCTCCTTCTAATAGTTCTAATGCTATTACCTCTCCGAATATTAGCACCTCTTCTTATGATGCTAATGCTGCATCTAGGCAGCAAGATTTAGTAAATAAAGGGTATGACTTAGGTAATTATGGCCCTAAGAAGGATGGTGTAGATGGAGATTGGGGCACTAAAAGTAAAGCAGCTGCTGAATGGGACGCTAAGCTAAGGAAGCAAGCAGCTACAGATTGGGGTATTAGTGATGATGATTTAGAATGGATACCTAATCCTAATCCAGGGGAAGATCAGCCTGGGTATGGAAATTCGTGGGGAATTTATCAGCCTAAACATGGGACTAAAAGTTCTTATGGTGATGTATATAATTCTGAAACTAACACATTTGAAGACGAACATTATGCTTATGATAATGAAGGTAATGCAATAACTTTAGAAGAGTATAATAAATTATATGGAGAAATAGAAGATAATATCAACACACAAAAACTTTCAGACAAAGATAAAGAAGAAAATTTAAAATGGTATCAAAAGATAGGGGTAAATAATATAACTGATTTAATAGAAGCTGCTTCTATCATGAAAACTAATAAGAAAGCTCATGAAAGATTAAACGACTTAAAAAAATTAAAAGTAAAAAGCAAGCAATTAACTCCTACAGGAGTGTCTTTATCAAGAGTTGATTATGGGGCTGCAAAAAGAGACGTATCAGAATTAGGTGTAACTGCTGTAAAAAAAGCTATGCAAGAAGGTAAGAGTATAGCAGAAATTCAAGCGCTTAAAACAGGAACAGCAAAAGAACTAGAACGAATACAAGTAGCAGAGTCGACTGCAAATACAGAGATTAAAAACAAAGAACTAACAACAAATGCAACTTTAAGAGCAGGAGCTGAAGAATTTAATTTAACAAATGATAGAAAAGATCAAATAGCAAATAATGAAATTCAAGCTGCTGCATTACAAAGTTCTATAGCTTTATATAATCAAATGAGAGATGCAATTTCTACTAAGATTAAAGATGCAAAATTATTAAGATCAGCAGAGAAACAAATGGAAGTTTTTGCTAAAGCCATTTCTGGAGGAACAGGACTTGATGAAAGAAAATTACTTCCTGCTATTCAATATATGTTAGGTAATGGTTATATATCTCAAGAACAAGCTACTACTATGACAACAGATTTACAAACGTTAAATAAAGACACAGATAAAAACGAATAATATGGGTAAATATGATATAACAGGCGCATTAACTCCAGTTCAATCTACATTTGTAGATCCTGGATTAGCTACTTTTAAAGAAGCTGCAACTTTACATAGGGCAAATTACGATAAAAATAAAGATGCGTATAACTTAACTAAAAGAATTGTAAATCAATTACAATTAATGCCTGGAGATGAAGACTCTGGACTACGAGATGAGTTTACTTCTACGATAGATCAAAGTTTTGAACAAATTATATCGTCTGGTGCATATGAAGATGCAGATATGGCGGTACAAAATGCAGTAAGTTTTATTACATCTGATAAAACAGTTTTAAGAGCACAACAAAATGCCGCAGAATACTTAAAAGAAGAAGCATTAATAGATCAATACGGCCCTAGTGGTGTACTAGATTTTAATAGAAATGCAAGAGAAACTTTTACAACTAAAGGAGCTGATAAGAACGGCCAGCCTATATTAAATAGTTACAGAGAGAATATGGAGATGAAAGAAGGATATGCAGCTTTCATGAAAAATCTAGTCTCAGGTATAGCAGAGTCAGGATCTCCATGGATATCTGATAAATATGGTATATCAGAAGACCAATTAGGACAATACTTGACTTATGGAAATACTGTAGGTGTGAGTAAAAGTAAAATGGAGCGTGTAGTAAATGGCTTATACGAAACCTATATAGAAGATAAAGTGGGAGATCAAGACTTTAGAAGATTAACAAAGATACAAGGATTATCGCCTTCTGAAGCAAAAGCTGATATTTTAAATAGAATGAAAGGTATAGCTAGACCGCAAGTGGGAATGAAAACTACTTTATCAGGATTAAAAGATAATGCTCCTACTAATGAGATGTCGGCTTTAACTCTTGATCCTTATACTAAAGCTATTCTGAATAAAGGTCCTCAGAGAGTTGATATAACATCTTTTAAAGCATTATCTGGATTAGAAGATGGGACTGCTGCAAACTCTGTAGCAATTTCAGGTCAGAAGGGTATGATAATGGATTTTGCATCTCAAATGTCTGAAAGTACTAAGTCAAAGATAGCCGTAGCATTAGTAGACGGAAAGTTAGCAAATGATGTAAATGAGGCTTCTAGTATGGTAGGACCTTTATTAAATTTCTTAGTAGCTGAAGAAGCTGGTAAGACAGATTTAGCAAACACAATAGCAGGGACATTAGGTTTTGATTATAATGATAGAAAGAGTAAGGAAATAATTCAAGCGGTCTCCCAGCAATTAAAAGCTATTGTAGATGTAGAAACCTTACAGAATATGGGAGGGTTATTAAAAGTTGATAATCTAACAGGATCATTTAAACCTAATACAGGAAGTGGTCATAATATGGAAGTTATAGGAGGAGATTTAATTGTTGATGGTAGATATTGGTTTACTGAACAAGAGATGGAGAATATAGCAAGTCAAATGGGAAAAGATGAAGGAACTGGTGGATGGTTATTTGGTTGGGATTTATTTGGCGATAATTTAGAAAATATAACTGATGCTAGTGGTAATAAGATATTCCAAGAAGAAGGCGAGATAGATGATGTTAAGTATTGGTCTATGACCGGTAAATCTGTTGTGCCATATAGTGGCACAGCAGGAAATAAGTGGTTTACAGAAACCCACGGGCAAAAGATCTTTGATGAACTGGAAGTTCCTATAAATAATGCTAGGGAAACAGCATATAGCATGGATGCAACACAAGAAAATACTGTATCTCTTATTCTTAGTGACTTAGCTAGCGTTCCTATATCACAAGCTTTAAAAAATGACGTTAAAGATTTAGGTCAAGCATATTTACAAGTGGTAATGCAAAAGATTGCAGATGGTGGAAGAGTATCTACTGCAAGTGGGGCACAAAATGCACAACAATTATATAGCCAAATAAGTAAACAGTTAAGAATAGTTATTAACACTGCCTCTAATACTCCAGGAGCAGATAGAGATTTTGTAGATAAAAAGATTCAAGAATATCTTATGCCTATATTCTATCCGCAGGCACAATAATTTGTATATTTGACGTATGAATAAAAACCGTAAGAAATATCAGAGGGGAGGTTTGGACGCTAACAATCTATCTCCACAATCTACACCAACTAATTCAGCATTAGACTATTTAGATCAAGGATCTTCAGGGTTAAGCCCACGAGAGTCCTTTAAATTAATGGACAGTTCTCCACAACGTGGTGGAACAGTGCTATCTGCTAGTGCTAGATCAGCTGGGTTTGAGCAAAGGATAACAGCAGATGAGTCTTATAAACAACAGAGTATGTATAACAAAGGTTATATGACTCCTGAGTTTAGTCCTGAAATGTACAAAACTATATATCAAGGTAACATGAAAAACTCATGGAATACTTTGTTTAACGATATACGTGAGCAGGACAAAGGTGGATACGAATATGAAGTAGCGAAAATAAGAATGAAGCTAGCAGAGTATGAAACTGCTAAAAAAAGAGCAGATGATTTTTATGCAGAAGGTTTAATATCTGCTGACGCTCATTCTCAAATCTTAGCAAATATAGAAACCAATACAATAGGTTCAGGACAACATGAAGACCTAGTAGATCAATTATTAGATGGTGTGTTAACGGGTATGCATACAAATTTATCTGCTGAGGATTATACAGCTGCGGTACAAAGAGCGGAAGACGCTAATTTATTAAATAGAAGTAAACTTGAACGTTCTTTGAGTAATAAATCTGATACATATGCTTCTCTTCTAGAAGACTTAGAAACAGTAAAAGGTAAAATAGCTGATAGAGAAGAAGAGATAACTGAAGGAGGATGGGGAAGTATAGGAGGAAGGATGTTTTCTGGACTAACAGGGGTAGGAGATAAATGGTACCAACAAGGACTTCCATTACCTTTGTACGGTGGAGGAGATGTAGCAGAAGATTATAGCGTTAGGAGTGCCGTAGAAAAGAATATGGGAGCAACAGCTCTTAGTTCTATCCCTATAATTAGTCCTATGTTTGGACTTAGTGATAAGTTTATGGGAGATGAGTATTTTGAGTATAAAGCTGCTCAAGATTTAGCTGGTACTATTTCTACATTTGAAGGTCAAGTAGCTGCTATTCTTGGACCTGCTCTAGTTCAGACTATAGAAACACAAATAAGTAATAAACTTTTAAACGGAATTAAGAATCCTTATATAAGATCAATCTCGGCCTTATTACAATTTGGAACTATTGCTGCAGGTAACTGGTATAGTAGAAATCTTGAAACTAAAATGGAAGCTGGTGATGCATATTGGCAAAAAGTTGATATGTTAGAACAAGCATGGAAACAAGACTTAAAAAAGAAAGGAGAAGATAGAGAATTAACTGAAGATGAAAAGAATAAGATTGCTATATTAGCAGGAGATGGTTTAGATGAGTTATTTGAAAAGAATATGGCTCTTGGAGGATCTGATATAATACAGTTTGCTTTAACATTTATGAAGATGCCTGGACTATCTAAAGCTTTTACAGGTAGTACTTTTAGAAATTTAGCTGCTAGACAAGTTGGTTCTAGATTCTGGTCTAGAGGATTAGTAAAAGCTGGTACTTTTGCTACAGGTGTAGGTATATCTAGAGAGCTAGAAGGTATGGAAGAGGGTCTTCAATATAGATGGGCCCAAGATTATTTAGGAGGATATAATCAAGAACGTTCAGGCTCTTGGTTAAATAATGTATGGAATAGTACAAAAGATGCTGCAGTTGATGCAGTAGATTATGGTATGAATATGAGTGGGTTAAGAAGGTCTAATCCTGATATGTATGAAAGTTTAGCGTTTAAACATGCTGTTCAATCTGGTAGAGATATGGCTACTATGTTAACAGGAGGAGGTAGAACCTTATCTAATTGGGGAGGTGCTAGAACTTTCGTAGAATTAAATAATGCTATAAATTTATTAGGTGAGAATGGTGATGCATTAAATGCTGAAAATTTATTAGAGCAGAAGAAAGATCTTTTATATAAATATTTTGATGAAGGTAAAGAGGGTGATTTATATGATGCTATATACCGTATGGGTAGAAAAGGAGGATTAGATGGATTCTCAAAAGAAGATGCTATCAATACTATAAATGAGATCCAACAAGCTAAGCAAATATATGATGATGTATTTGATGATAAATCTCCCTTAGCTATTTCAGCTTTTGGATTAGAGTATGATATAGGTAAAAATAGAGGTATACGAGGCTATACTCAAGATGACAAGAAGCATGTATTTAATAATGCGATGGACATTGTTAATAAAGAGAAAAGAAATGAGGAGCTAACAGAGAAACAAGAAGCGTATAGAAGAGGTAAAGATGAGTCTTTAGATTTATATACTACCGCATTAACTTCTGAAGAACAAGCAGAATACGATAATCCAGAAACATCTGCTGAAAGAAAGAAAGAGTTATCAGAGATATTAAAAGAAGCAGCCCCTTCATCAGAACAAAAAGAGTCTCTTCGTAATAAGATGAAGGAGAGAGGACTAGAAGTTACTCCTTACGATTTAGAGATTTTAGAAAATCAAGAGTCAATAGAACAAGCTAAGAAAGCTAATGAAGAAATAGCTACTGAGGAGAAAACTTTTATAGAAAATAAAAGAACAGGACACGGCGCTTTATGGGGTAGGAATGAGCTTCGACAATATCTAGATATTAATAAAGAAATTACTGAGATATTAAAGAAAGAGGAGATGACTCAAGATGATAGGACAACTCTTAATGATTTAATACTAGAAAAGAATAAAATATTATATGAACAAGCTTTTGAATATACAGCTTTAAAGAAAGGCCAGTTTAATAATAAAGTAAAACGCGCAGTTGCAATGCATGGTATAGGGGAGATAATGCAACATATAGAAAAATACGGAGTTAAAGGATTGGATAGGATTTTACCTAGTATATTAGAAAATAATGCTAAGATGGATCCACAAACTTTAGAGGATCTAGCCAGGTTAGCTGATGAGGTAGTAACAACTAAACAAGAGTTAGAACAAAAACTTGCTGATATTGAAAAGATGCAGCAAGATATTAAAGAGACATTTAATAATCAAACTCTACAAAAAGAAACGCATGAACCTTTAACTCCTGCGGAACAAGAAGATATAAAGAGACTAAGAACTCTTGAAGAAGAAGTTGGCGAGTTAAGTAGAGAAGAAAAAGCGGTATTAAATTCTTTAGTTGACAGAGGTTTAAAAGATAAAACTCTTAAAGAACTAACAATACAAGCTGAAGAAATAAAAGCTGAAGTTGCTTCGCTAAATGACACAGCTAATATGTCTGAAAAATTTGTAGCCAGGCTAGAAAAAGATTCTTCTTCTTTTGAATTTAAAGATGAATTATTCGATAAAATTAGTAATGATAAAATATTAGAAGAAGCTGCTCTTGAGGCTATGGAAGGTATGGATTATCTTGCTAGTCAGTTAGAACACCTTCCAGAATACGCAGACGTAGCAACTGCAGAAAGGATTTATCAAAATATTAAAGGTAGGTTAGAAATATTTAAACGTAGATTAGTAGAAGCGCCTGAAGGTAAAAAAGATTATATGCAAAATATAGTTGATCAGCTACAAGCTGCTGAAGTTACTATGAAAGGTTTACTTACTACTATTAAAGAGAATGCTGCAGACAGAACCGCTGAGCAAACTGCTTTTGAAGAGCGTACATTTAATAATTTATTACAATCTTTAGGATTAAAACCTAATTTTACAATTGATGATAAAAGTTTATTTAAGAATATAGGAGCACAATTTTTAACTTTACTAGGCGATAATGTTAATATCCTTAGAAACGCATTGATTAAGTTAGAAGAAGGCGCTACAGCAGCTGAAGGTGTTATAATGGGAATGACTGATAAAATGGCTGTTGCATTAGTAGCTGTAGAACTTATTAAATTAGAGTTAAATAATCAACCAGAATTAAAAAATCAGATATTAGAAGGTTTAAAAACCTTACACAGAGAACAAGCACAAGTTGTTGCAGATATAGTTGAAAAAGAAATATCAACAGAAGAGCAAGAGATGGTTGCAACAGATTATAAAGCCAACCCAGAAAATGGAATAACTGGTTTATTACATAATATCTCTACTTTAGACGCAGATTTAGATTTAAATAATAGAGAATCTGCTTTATGGAAATATGTTGATCATTTAGATACAAGTAGATTAATAGAAGATATAGCTGAAGAAGATAGATCTAATAGAAAAGTAAGTAGTGAAGTTCTATTATCCTTATTAGGGCATCATATACAAAGCCAAAGCGCAGTTAAATTATTTAGATTATTAACATCTAATTTCGATACTCAAGCTCAATTGATTAATGAAGAAGTTTTAGTTAGAACTAAAGCAGAAAGTTTTATACCAACTAAACAACAGATAAATGCTATTAGAGAGTTATCAGTATTTTTAAATAGAAACGTTTCTTTTAATTCAGAAGATTTTAATTTAGGAGATATATCATCCTTTTTACAAGGAGCAGCAGGAACAGGAAAAAGTAAAATAGTTTTACCCTGGGCGCTACATACTGCTGGTATAGTTAATAATAAAGTATTTGCTATAGGACATAATGATAGTTCATCTAAAACTATAAACGAAGCATTAGGTTTAGAAGGAGTAAATACTTTCGCTGATTTTATAGATATAAGCGATGATGATGCAAGTGACTTAAAGGTATTAGTTATTGATGAAGCTCCTAGTTTAAGTGATATACAATACACAGCATTACACGATAAAGTATTAGACATAAATACAAAGAGAGCCGAGGCAGGAGAATCTCTTTTAAAGGTGATTATGTTAGGAGATGAGGCTCAGATAACCACAGAAACCACTACTCCATTATCTTCTTTTGATACATTCAGTAGGATGGATACTTATATAACTCCTGTTACTAATATATATAGAAGTGATAACCCTGCTATATCTACATTTCAAGATATATTTAGAAGACGAAGAGACGATATATCTAATGAAGAGATTATTGTTAAACTTAACCAACCTAATCCCTGGTCAGATGGTGCTTTAGGAGTATATGGAGTAAGTGGTAATTTTAAAGAAAGATTACTTTTAAAATTACAAAACCCTGTTTCTTCAGATATTAGAAGAGTTATTATAACAACTCCAGAAAAAGTAGAAGGATATAATGCTTTCTTAAAAACTAATCAAATACAGAATGTAGAAGTATTATCTTTTATAGACGCTCAAGGAGAGACTATCAACGAAGTTTATATGGATATAGAGAGAGGAAATATGCAAGCTTTAGAATACAACAAAGCGTTGTATACAGCAGCTTCTAGAGCTCAAGATTTAATTGTTGTTGCTAATCTTAATTTAAAAAATACCCTTGATTCTGAAATGAGCGTTGTACAAGATACATTGTCATCGGAATTGGAGGCTAGAAGAATTCAGTTCGAGGAAGAAACAAAAGATAATACTGAACTGCTTAAGAAATTTGAAGACTTAAAAGATCCTGAGGACTTACTTAGTGAAGAAATAGAAGAAGATGACGACAGTGATGATGGAGATCAAATGGAGGAAATACATAGAGGCGCTCCTACTATAGAAGAAGAAGAAAGAGATGAACACTCTGAAGACGCAGCTCCTCAAGAAGAGGAAGAAATAGTAGAAGAGCAAGCTAATGAAGAAGATAAAAAGGATAGTTGGATCACTGAAGGAGAAGATATAACAGAAGATGATAACTTTTCAGAAGACGCTTTTGATAGTGATAACAACTCTACAGCTTATACTGAAGGAGGAGATAATATTCAATTTAATAAGGAAATAGATGTAAAGAATAAACATGTTTTATATTATCCAGAATATGATGGATTAAGTTCTACGGTTTTAGCTGATGAAACTATTGTACTTCCTATACAAGATAATCAACCTGTATTATTTGTAAAAACTCAAACTGTAGGAAGAGATGGTAATCTTATCGAGGGTATTATAGTAGTACAACCCGCAAGAACTCCTGTGGAGGGAGGCCAAACAATTTTTAGACATCAAAATAAACCAGTCTTTAGACGTGTAGCTGTAATAGGGAATGAAGCAGAGATTGATGAAATGGGCTTTTTAAATAAAATAGAAAAAGAAGCTTTAAAATATCAATTAAATCATCAACCTTCAATACAATTTACAGAGTTAGCAGAAGCTGGAGATAAAAGTTTATTAGTTGATAATACCGGATTTGCAGCAAAAAGTAATCTTATTAAAGGTATTATTATACCTCCTGGCGGAGCAAGGCGCTTAGCTTATAAATATAAATCTAGAGCAGAGTTACATGAGAACAGTCCTAGAGGAGAAAACTTTCAAAAAGAAAATAAAGGGTTAATTAAAAGGTTATTAAAACAATTCATAGAACAATTTTATGATCAGAAACAATCTATATCTCCTGAACAACAGCGTAATATAAAGGAATCACGAGTTAAAGTATTTAAGAAAAAAGACATTCAAGAGTTAGCTAGAAAAGGACAAATACCAAATGGATTTAATCTTAAGTCTGGTATGCCTTACTTAGTTATAAAAGGCGTAGAGTCTGTTGGGTCAAAATCTAAAACTCAATATATAGCATTAACTCCTAGAAGACTTTCTGCAAACATTAAAGATGATGTTAAAAATTACTTTAAGCCTTTAAGTGAGTTCACAGGTGTTATTTATGCAATTGAAAAGTTAACTGAAGGTAATTTAAAGTTAGGGACTAAAACGTTTGTAGACTTTATTAAAGGAACTGATAATAATGTAAAAAGGATAGCTTTAAGTTTAGGAAAGCCTAAACTAGTAGACAAACTAATACAATTAAGAGATACTGTAAGAGAACTTAAGTGGGATATAGTAGAAACTAATCCTTCAGGGAGTATTTCAAAGCAAACTAGAGGGACTGGTAGAGCTCAATTAGCGATGGATAGATTAGCTAGAGCTAATAGTATATTTAGAGAAGAAAAGCGTACAATGATTAAAGGTAAAAAAGTACGTAGAGTAGTTTCTAAGAGTATACTTTCATATCCAGGAAAGAGAGTTACAGCTAGAGGGCCTATAACTAGCAGTATATTAAACGCAGTATTTAGTAATCAAGATAGTAAGGGCTATAATCAAGTATTATATGTTCCTATAAAGATGAGTGATTTTAGAGATATTGATTATTCAGGTGTGTCATCTAAATTTAGAAGCGCGGAAGATAATCATAAATCTGCTGAAAAATATTTAACATCTCAACTAGAAAGTATTGAAAGTACTAAAATAGTTTTAGATAAGTCTGAGACTATGAAAGAGAAAGAAGAAGAAGCAGTAAAGAAAGATAATAAACCCGCACCAATAAAAGTAAAAAAGCCCAAAAAGAAAAAGAAACGAAGAGGTAATTTAGGAGGAACTGATTCTCTTACAGGCGATGAATTTAGAGATGAAGGTACTGAAGAAGGATTAAAAGGTGATTATATAACTAAAGACGACGCTAAATGGTTGCTTAAGAGTTTATTACCTGATCTATTTAATAAGCATGGCGATTTAATACCAGGTAATGTAGTGTTTTTAGACTCATTAAGAATGTTAGAATTATCTGAAAGTAGTGATGTATTAGGAAAGTTTATAAATCAAAGAATATTTTTATTAGAGGAAAGAGATGGGATATTAGATAACGTAATTAGGCATGAGGTATTTCATAAAATTGTATCATATTATTTAACTAAAAAAGAAAGAGAAATTTTGTTTAGCACAGCTCGTGTTAAATATAATTTACCTGCCTTTATGACTAACTCTGAAGTTGAGGAAAGATTAGCACGAGAGTTTATGAAGTTTAGACGAAATGAGAATAGTGTCCCAGCTGTAATAAGACGTATATTTAAAAAGATAGCTAAATTTTTAGGATTCATTAATAAGAATGCAGATAATATAGAAAAATTATTTGATAATATAGATTCTGGTTATTTCTCTGGTAAAAGAATGGTAGGAGATCCTATAGATACTAATATGAATTACCAAGATATTGAAAAGAATTGGGGTTCTATTGAAATATATAGAGAAGCTAGATCTAGATTTGTTATAGGAATGTCTTCATTACTAGGACAGTATGATTCAGTAACCTTAGACGGTACTTATATTATATCTGAAGTAGATCATGAAAGTGGTACTATATCAGAGACACCAATGTCTAGAGACGAGGCTTTAGAGTATTTAATTGACGATCTTGTACCAGAGCAAATAGAAGCATTTGAGAAAATAGGACTTGATAATTTAAATATACATCAAATGAATGCTTATAAAGGAGTAAAAGCATTAGGTAATAAAAGATTAGCTAAATATATGTTTGCTGATGTATATCAAAGAGATCAATTTACACAAGGATATGAATTAGAAGAAGACACATATTTAGATACTGTTAACTTAATGGATGTGATTGAAAATGCAAATTCAAAAGATCATAATAAAAACCTTACAGAATCTGTTATAGAGTTTTTAACAGGTATAACTTATCAAACAGCAGATGGAAAAACAAAAAGATTGACTATTCCACATGCTTACTATAAGATACTACAAATGTTAAGTGATACAGATTCAATTAATTATTTAGAATTTAGAAGGAATATAGTAGCTAAGTCTAACTCACTTGGCCATAAAAAGGGCAGTGCTGGATGGGCTGTAAAAGAAGCTATAGTTGATTTAATAGACACAGCGTTTATGAATCAAGTTATTGTTGGCGAAGGGAGAGCAGATGCTATAAGATTACGAAAAGAATTATCTGAATTAAAAGGTAAAACTAAGGCAATTAAAGCAAAAAGAAAAAGACTTCAAAAGAAATTAGAAAATGCTGAAAATAAAACAAGTATACTTCCTATGCCTAAAAACATGCATTTTGTCAATAATGATTTATTTGTTTATTCAGAAGATATTAAGGTTGAAGCTAGTGATATTCTTTATGACATAAAACAACAAGATATTCATTCTGCTATAGCAAGAAAGAAAGGGGAGGCTTCAGAAGATTATTATTATCGTATATATGAAGAGTTGAACTCAAAAGGTATAGGAGTACCTGCAGAGCTATTAATAGCCTTAAATCGTAAGAATAAAGCCGACAGAGATTTAAAGAATATATTTGTTAATACTGCAAGTTTAAGAGAGGAAAACTTCATGATGGGTGATTATGAGTATAAATTTGACTCTGACACTAAACAATCAAAAAAATCATTAAGATATTATAAACATAAAGAATTTGGAACAAGATCTATAATAAGTTCTGATATTCAAAATTTTATTGAAGAACACATAGTTAAAATACAAAATAATGCTCCTAAGATATTAGCTAAGATTCAAAATAAAGGAAAAGCCATCAAAGAAGCAGATAAAAGGGAAATAGCTAAAAACTTTATGAACTTAATAGGATATCCTGCAGAGAAAGTTATCCTCAGTCCTAAAGAGTTAGATAATGTTATTATGAAATTAGAAGGATTTCTTAAAGAGGTTCCTAAAGTAGGTAAAAGAGATCAAAGCGCTAAAAAAATAGTTAATGATAAAGGTAGAGAAGTTTATCCTTTATTTACTATCAGTGATTTATTAGATGATGAAAAAACATTTGTTGAAGCTTTAGGAGACATGTTAAAATTAGAGCATGAAGGAACTAAAGCACATAGCATTAGAAACGTTGAGGGTAAAACCATATATGCTTATCATAATAGTTCTTTTGGTATAGATATTTTGAGTGGTATTATAAGTAATAGAAAAGACAGTACACCTTTACATCTACAGAAAAATACAAAATCGTATGATAACATTTATCAATTTAATATATTTGCCAACGGTAAAAGTGAACTAAGAGAGATACATGATTGGGATGGTATTATAGATAAAAAACGTAAATACACCCCGGTAACGTATTCTCAAGAATCTGAAAAAGGGTGGTTAGATAGAAATTTTAATTATTGGTTTGTTAATGGTTTAAAAGAATCTAAAGATAGTTTATATTATACACAACAATTAACTACTGTTTCAGACAAATCATCTCCTAAAGCAGCTCAAGTACAGTTATTAACTGACCAACAGATTGTAGAAGCTGTTAAAGCAATCGTTGAGCAGTACCATAAGAAACCAATAAAAAAATCTCTTGTATTTTCTAATATATTAAATAATTCAAATTTAAATAAAGCACAAAAGGTATCTCGAATTCTTGAAGAATTTAATAAAAGAACAGACGAATTAGTTACTAAAATGCAAACTGAAGGTTTATTTGATAGAATATCTTCTGATCTTGCTAGTGCTAGAGCTAATTTAAGAGATAAAAAATATTTAAAGAAACCTAAAGGTAAAAAAGCAGAAAAAGAATTACAAGAAAATAATAAAGATTTAGCTTCTGTATTTGTTGCTAATTACGCTATTAATTCTTTTTTCTTAAATCAAATAGTATTAGGAGACACTGCTAAATTTAAAGACTCTTATGACGTAGTGAAGCGTATGTCTATTGCTTTTGCGCCTGGATATAGAGGTTTTGTTAATCCTATTATAGGTATGAAAAACACATTTAGAGTTGCTGTAATGGAAGATCCTCAAGGAACAGCATTTGATTTCTTAGCACCAAAAGAAAGAACAGCTTTATTAAAAGATTTAAAAGACTTAGGATTAGATAAAGCATTTGAATTAGCAGATGGCCAAGGGTTTGTATTACCTAGTAGATTAAAGGATTTACGTAAAGGTTTTGGAGGAGGATTGAAAGCAGGAACAGTTATGAAGCCTGTATATTATGGTATTGATGAGAATGGCGATCAAATAGCTTTAAAATATTCTACTGTAGTTTTAACAAACGATTTAGTTAGTAAGCATAAAGGATTAAAAGCATTAAGAGATGTTATGGAAGGTTCTGAAGTAGATGAACTAGTAATGAAATCAGCTGTTAAGATTGGCGCTCCTAATAAAGAAGATTTATCAAAGCATGGATACTCTCCATGGAGACCTGGTAAGAAAGGCTTTAAATTAGCTCCAAAAATTAATCCTAATTCTATAAAGACATTAAATAACAAATATCTTAGACTTCAGTTAGATCCAGTACATGATGCTAATACTTTAGTTAGTAATCCCAGTCAGTTAGCTTATATGATTAATACAAATGGTTTAAATTCTGTAGAAGCTCAGGAGTATTATGAAACTATGGCGCAAATAATAGATTTAGGAACTAAAGAATTTTTTCATGGTATAGGGTTAATGAGTAATGGTCAAATAAGAGATTTTTCAAATCTAAAGCCTGCACGTAGAAAATCTGTAGAAGCAAAAATAAGAAAGAAGATTTTACAAGGAACTAAAATACAAGAGTCTGCACATAAAGAAGCAGAAATTTTACATGCAAAAGATGTTAATGGTAATCCAGCGGTTACTATAAACTTCCCAGGAGTAGTTAATAAGGTATTTTCTGTATTATCTTCTGCGCTATCTAAAGCCACTATAAAAATTAAATTTCCAGGCTCTAAACTAGTTCTGCAAACTGGATATGGAGCTAGTGTATATGAAACACAACTTGGAGAAGTGTTATTACAAGATGATCTTATAGATCTAGCCGCAGAAGCAGGGGTGACTCTTGATGCATATATAAAAGACAGTGGTATTATAGAAAGACCTTTAAAGCATATTACAGCTGATAGACCATATGCAGAGGTGCTAATGCCTAGAGTACATTCAAAGAAATTTAAAATAGGAGATGAGATATATCAAAACGAATATATGATGGGATTCCGTATACCTTCTACTGAACTACATTCCTCTGTAGCACTTAAAGTAGTTGGATTTTATGATAGTTTAGATACTAATGTTGTTATTGCACCTAAAGAGCTGCAGACTATACATGGGTCAGATTTTGATGTAGATTCTTTGTTTGTAATACGAAAAGCTCATGCTACAGATACATCAAAATCTGGTAATAAATTATATACAAATTCTGATAAAGGATTAGTATCTAGAAATGATAAACTATACTTTACAACTGGTGATGTAATTCCGTCCGATGATAAGTTCTTAGCTAATTTAATTATTGATATGAATGAGATTAAAAATAAGCTTAAAGAACTTAATACAAAAATTGGACAATCAATAGTTTCAGAGGATATAGAAATTTTTAAAGAAACAAAAAAAGCGCATAAAAAATTACTTAAAATACTTGAAACAGTTCAACAAGCAGCTTTAAAAAATAAAATGTTGGATATTTATTTAAAGGTTCTAAAAAAACCTGAAAATAGAAACTCTATTTTATCTCCTATTACTATGAATAATCTTAAAGGTGATGTAGTTAACGGTGTAGATATTAATAATTCTGTATTTGATATAATATCTAAAGATTTGGGATTAGTTTTAAAAGAAGACCATTCACAATTATACGAAACTAGAGATTTATCTAATCCTTTAGATGAGTTATATATGCATCAAAGTAATCAACAAGGATCTATATTAACAGGTGCAGGAGCTAATGCAATGAAAGCTTTGGTATATATGATGGAGGCAGCTAGAGATGGAGGCCCTTCTTATTTAATTCATAGTAGAACACAACAAAAAGATGGTACTATAGATATAATTCCATTTAGTTTTGAAATAGATGGTGTAACATATAGTGAGTTATCTAGATATGAAAAACACCCAAAAAATAAGTTTAGCACTAATACTATTTGGGCTACTATGGACTCTATAATTAATGCAGCAATTGATAATGCTAAAGAGCAGATATTAAATATTATTAATATGAATCGGGCTACTGCTTCTATGTTCTATGTTATGATAGGTACAGGGGTTCCATTACATACAGCTGTAAGGATTTTACTACAACCGGCAGTTAAAGAGGCGGCTAGATTGAATCCAAAAGATTTTAGTAAAGGCGCAACACAAGTTAGAGAGCTTATTAATAAAAAGTTGGCGGAAAGTAATTATACTGCAAAAGCGTTAGAGAGCCAATATGCTGAGATTAAACTTATTAGTCAAAAACTATCAAAAGGTATAAAAAGAACTAATCCTAAATTTAAAAATAGCTTAGATAAACAATTAGGTACCACTGTTCCAGATTTATTATTCCAATTAAAAGTGTTGGAATTATTAAGTCCTGGGGGTAAAAAAAGAGGTCTTAATAAGTTTGGTTCAGATTTAACTAAAGTTGCAACTACTTTAAATATACTTAGGAAATTACCTTCTAATCATGAGGAATTAACAGATCTGACAAGAGATATGGCAGAAATGTTTAATGAGGATTCTAATTTATCTTTAGAGATATCCGGTATAGAAACAGCATTACCACATTTAAAAGCAGCAAGAGAAACTTCAGACCATTTATATAGTATGTCAGGGCACATTTTAGATGTGAATAATCCAGGACTTGTGAAATATGCAGAAGAGATATCTGATATACTAGGTTTAACTTCTAAATCAGAAGATAATACAACAGCTACTGAGAAATATAAAATAATAAGAGAAGAGTTTATTAGATATTTAGCGTCGTCATTAGTTGACACAACAGCTATAGATCCAATTATTATAAAAAGAGGAGATATAGAAACAATTGCGTCAGGTACTGAAGCCTTATCGCATAGAGTAGCAGAAGAGATAGCACATCTTAAATCAGAAATAGCATCAAACTCTTTTATAAATAGAATATCTGTTAAAACAGATAGACGGGGTATTAAATATATAGTTGGAAATTCTAAAGGAATATTACAACCAGAATTAGTCCAAGTTTATTCTGACTTTAGTAGATTAAATCCTAAATTACAAGAGTCTTTATTATTATATACAATAGCTAAAGAAGGAATGCTTTTTGCTGCTAGTAATATAACTATGTTAATGCGTCCAGAACTATATGGAGCTAGAGAAAAGGGTTCTATTGGATACGATAAGAAAAGATCTGATTTATTATTTAAATTAGTTAAACGTGAAGTAAATACAAAAACAGGAATTAGTACTAGACTAGAAAATAGTAAAGAGTCTTTTATGGTTCAGTATGCTTTAAGTAATATTAATCAAATTGCATCTTTAAGTAGTAAAAAAATAAGTCAAGCAGTTGTTTCCGAGAATAATTCTATATTTGGAACTAGAAGAAAAGATTTAACAACTGGAGAAACTGTATTTTATGATTTGAAAATTGATCAAAATTTATTACCTTCGCCGCCTAGATTTATATCTAACCCTAACTATGGTCAAGTTTATGTTTTAGTACATTCTGATGTAAAAAAGGATGGTACAGGAGGTAATGCATATTATCAAACAATAGCAAAGGGATCAGCTACTTCTAGTTTATATAGTGTTAAAGAAGCATATTTATCAGAACCTTATTCAATTAATGATCATTTTAAGAAAAATACTTTAGTGAGACCTGTAAATGATATTACAACAGAATCTATAGAATTATTCTCAGAAGTCAAAGGTTTAAAAGAGGGAGATAAAATGTTATTAAGAACTCATGATGATAGATTAAGAATTAATGCTGTACAGGCAATTGTAACTGGTATTGAAAAGGTAGAAACAGAAGATAGTATTAAATGGAAAGTATCACTTGCTAAACATACACCACTATCTAACTTTAAAAATATTGCAGCTAAAAGATATGCAGCACATGTTGCCAGCGAAAATAAATGTAACTAATGGCTTGTAGATTAATAATACCAAGTAGAGGTCCTAATAAAGGGAAAAAAACTAATAGTCGTCTTTTTAATGGCTTATTAAATGTGTTTCAAGATGAAAGAAAAGCTGATGAGATTTATAAAAGAATTTTTTCTGATGAATTTATAGATAAGTTTGGAGATTGGCTAGATTTTACAACTTATGAAGGGGATGAGCGAGGAGAAATGGATCTGGACCTAAACGGTGAGCCTAGACTAGACTCTTTACGTTTTGGTGGTATAATGGATGTGGAGGATAAAATACAAGACATAGAAGATAAAGAGTTAGAAGAAAGACAAATAAAGTGGAATCAAAAAACATCTGATGCTCAGACAATAGGTGAACCAGCTGCTTTAAGAATAGTTGAAAGATTAGAAAGAGTATTTGGATTTAAAGCTAAAGTAATAAATAGAAAAGATAAGAAATGGGCTGGTAAATTTGTAGCTGATATTCCTATAATAAATATAGCATATATGAGAGCAGATACTGCTTTTCATGAGTTTGCACACCCATGGGTTGAAGCTATATTTACACAGAACCCTGCTTTATTTAAATCTTTGAAGCAAGAGTTACATAATAGTCCTGAAGGACGTGCTATATTAAAGAAAGTAAAAGATAGATATCCTAAATTAGGGGGAAATGAATATTATAAAGAGGCTATTGTAACAGCTATAGGAGAATATGCTGCAGGTATGATCGATGAAAAAGGTAAAGGATTAGGCCAAGCTATATTTGAATTACTTAAAAAAATAGGAAATCTTATAAAAAAATTATATGATTCTGATGCAGTTATTACACCTAAAGATCTGTCAGGATTAAAATTACGAAATTTAGCTATGGTTATGGTTGAAACTGATGCTAGATTAGAAACAGAATTATCAGAGTTTACTAATGCTCCTAGAAGAGTAACTAAAAGAAATTTCTTAAAACGTCTTCAACAAGATAATATTGTAACACCGGGACAAGTTCGAGGATATTATGGTATTGTAGATACCTTACCAGGTGAAATTAAAATAAATAAAGAAGTATTAGATAAGAATATTAGAATTATTGATCAATATGAAAAATACTTTCCAGGTTTAATCAGACGTGTTGATAATGATGTTGCTTTTAATTTTGATGCTGATCCAACTAATTTTAATGCTAATGCTCAATATCAAGTTATAGAAGATGATATAAGTATTGATGAGAAACCATCTGTAGAAAAAATAGTTGAAGGGGATACTATATCAACTTTAGAAAGTGCAAGAGATACAGAAAAAGTAAGATTATCTACAGATGAATCTGAATATGAAGGTAGATCAGGCATATTTCAAAGGTTAACACACTTTGTTAAAGTCAATATTATGGGACAAGACAGTGATACTGTTAATTCTGAATATGCAGCAAAAAGGCAGTTCATAAAAAATAAAAAGAATATAGAAACTGATACTTTAACACAAGATAAAATAGAATATACTTATCCAGAGTTAGTTGATAAATATCAAAAGAAGTCTAATAATGCTACAGCTAGAGGTCACGCTGTTCATAAAATAATGGAATACAGTGCAAATAAAGATAAACGTATTTTAAAGGAATTAGCAGAGATACAAAAAGAGAAGTCTAATCAAGATGAAATTACAGATCAATCACTTCAATGGGTTTGGAATGTTGCAGAAGGAGTATTAAGAAGAATAGGCGTTACATCTACAGATAAAATGGTAGCTGAATTAATGATTCACAGCCCTTCATTAGGTATAGCTACACAGATAGATGGTTTGATTCAACATGATGATGGTACTTTAAGTATGGTAGATTGGAAATCTGGTGGGTATTTTTTAAATGATAAAACTACTACAGAAATGATGAGATATTCTAATGGTACCTTAGATAATGTTTCTAATAGTAAATTAAGTAAAGCTATGTTAGAATTAGCTTTAAGGGCTATAATGGTTAAAGAGCATATGCCAGATGCAAAATTTAGACAAGTTATTGTTCAGCATTTAGAAAGAAATAATCCATTTAAAGCTCCTTATGAAGTACATTTAAAAGATTATCTTACTATTGTTGGTAATTATTTACAAGCTGAAAAACCTGAAGTATATCAGAGATTGATGGCTGCAGATTTATTAAATGGTGATAATTATACTACAACCAAGATTAGAAATAGCGCTGCTTTATCTAAATATGATCATTTACCTATGGAAGAGCAACTGCAAGGGTTAGAAAAAGATATAGAAGTGTTAAGAAATAAAATTAAGACTCCAGGAATGTCTTCTGATATATATGAAGACGAAGAATTACTTCAAGTATTAACTAATGAATATCTAGAATTAACTAAAATTTCCAAAGAATCTTTAAATTCTGAAAAAGATTTTGGTAATTTTAAAACTTGGGCTAGTTCAATATATAATATAGCAAGTCCTAGAATACAAGCATTTGCAAAAATATTCTTCAAAGCTACTAATAAATATCAAAAGAGAATAGAAGATGAGAAACAAAAGGCACAAAAGTTATTTGCAGCCGTTAAATCTGAATATATGGCTGATAATCTTGGAGCTAAAGCCATAGGTGCTTTATCTTTTGGTCAATTATCTAAGTATTCGTATAAGGATGCTTTTAGTTTTGCTTTTGAACAAAGAATGGATGGTGTACAGACTCCAGGGGTATATATGATAAGCTTAGAAGACGCCCAAAAGAAAAGAGCTAATGAAGAAATAACTAAAGCTCAATATGAGTTGTTAGAACATTTACATACTACATGGAATACAGAGTGGAATGCTCTTATGGAGAAAAAAATGGAAAGTGGAGTTCCTTATTCTAAACATATTGGGATGCATGATGTAGATAATGCGGTTGTAGACGGTAAATTACACAAAAACTTTATGCCTAGGCTTCCTATGGAAACGGGAGAAGCTTATGAAAGGTATGATGATGAAAATTTTATTACAAGAAGATGGAAAGGTACCGGAAGAGTGCTTAATAATTTTGCCGCAAAGACTTTTTCATTATTTCTTGAAGAAAATTACTATGGACAAACAGATTCTATAAATGCCCATATTCCTGTTAGATATATAGGGTCTTCAGGTATTATAGCAGATGAGCTCCATTCTTTTAACTTAGAAAACATGCATTATAGTTTTGTTGGTAATCTTATACGTAAACAAGAAATGGATTTTGTAGTAGCTTTAGGAGATGGTTTAAAAAGTTTTTACAATACAATGAAAAGGGTTAAAGGGGATGATGATAAAGGGTGGAAGAATTATGAAAACTTTATGGAGAATTTTATAATTAGTTCTGTTATGGAAGAAAGAGCAGCGGGTAGAAGAGATCATTGGTCTTCTAAACAATTCTCTATAGTAAATCCATTTTTTGATAAAACTAAACCAGCTACTTTAACTAATAGACGAAGTTTTAATATTAGTTTATTTAAAATAATGATGGCAATGAAACATTTAACTACGGGTAAAGCTTTATTCTTTAAAGTTATTGCTGGTACAGTAAACGGATTACTTATTACTATGTTTACTGTTATGAAAGGTCTTCAAGGAAGTATTGCTAAGCGTGCCGGTTATCATCCTAGTGCTATTGATTTAACAACAAGTGATCTTATATGGGGCTCTAAAATAGTTGCAGGATATTTTGCAGATCAGATTAAAAATTCATTTACAGATAAACCATCTGAAAATAAACTACATAATTTATTAAGACGTTTTAAATATTTACCAGATAACTATGATTATGCTGTAGATAATTCAGATATGATGTTTTTAAAGAATAAGGGGCTTAGTTATGATAAATTATTCTTTTTTCATGCTATCCATGAAGAATGGGGGCATGCATTATTTTTAGCTGCACAAATGAGAAGAATAAAGATGCCAGATAAGTCTTCTATTTGGGACAATTATAATGACGATGGTACTTTTATGAAAGTTAAAAATGGAAAAAGAAATATAAGGGGAGTAAGGATTGAACCTAGTGGTAAAAAAACTATAATTGATGAGTTAACAGAAGATGAAATAATTAGAATGTTAAAAACATCTACTGATGTACATGGTGCTTATAGATCACATGAAAGAATGTTATTAGAGAGTACTTCAGTAGGTGTGTGGGCAGTGCAATTTAAAAAATATTTACCTGCATTATTAATTCAAGAATGGGAGTCTAGAAAAGATGATGTACATTTAGGTGCATTTCAGGAATTTACAGATGAAAATGGCAATAGAATTAAACAAGAAGTAGAAATTGATGGTGAGATGGTTGATATGGATGTTATGGATTGGAAAACTTGGGAACATGAAGGTAGAGCTAAGTTGTTATTAAAAACTACAATTGGTAGTTTATTCGGCGGACAATACACTAATTATAAATGGGGTAATTTAAATGAAAGAGATAAACATGATATTATAGGGATACATTCTAAATTTTTAGTATATTTCCTTATGGGATTTGCGTTATCTGGTATGGATGGAGATGATGAGGATGCAATATTCCAAAGATTGGTTTATTTAAGAAAGGATGCACTTCAAGGGTTAGACCCTTTTGAACTTGCTAGAACTCTTAAAAATCCATTTGCTGTAATTACACATTTAAATAGTTTAATAGAAGCAACTTCTCCAGATGCAATGAGAAAAGATATACCATTTTTATCTATGGGATATGAATTAGAACGATACGGTTTGATAGAAAGGTAAAAAAAAGGGGCAAAAGCCCCTTTTCTTTTTATTTACAATCTAAATAATCACATATATCATATAAACTATATTTTAATGTTAATTCTTTACCTTGTTCTATCTTTTTAATAGTTTTAATCTTTTTATAATCAGTGTTCTCATCATCATCTATTAATTCACAATTAGGTTTTTCTGAATGATTTATAAACCCACCAAGAGGTGTGCGTATGTATTCATGTTGAAAATTAGGATCATATACGTGACTTATTCCTATCTCAATATCAGAAGGAATATCTTCCTTAGCAATAATACCTGCCCCATGTATAGAAGAGGGCCCTATTGATAAATAGTCAGGTAATGGTTTGTATAATTTATTCTTTTTCATTCATTGATATTTTTAATAATATTAAATATCCTATTAAATCACTTACTGTATCTTCTGTTTCATCATTAATTCCTTTATTTTTAATTCTTGAAATTTTATCATCTATTCTAGCACATAAAGCCTCTGTAGAATTTAGTTTACTAAATATTTTAGGAGGATTAAGCGCTGTATTTCCATATGCTTTGTTTTTTTCTTTTAATAGATTTGTTATCTCTATAACTATATTATCTACTTGATCAGAAAAAATATTACTAATATCAACTCGTCCGTTTCTTTCATACTCCCAATAATATTTACTATGTATTGTAGTATCCATATTTTCATTAGGTATAGTATAACTTGTGTTAAATTCTGCACCTTTAGGTACAGAACATTTTACTTCTTTTTTCTTTTTTGTCATTTTAAAAATAATAATTTTCGTTAAACGTTTCTTCTTTTTTATTCATTATACTATATAATTCAGAACCTTCTGGTAATATAGCATCTAGTCTTTCTTCTAATTGCTTTTTTCTTTCGCTTGATTTGAATAAGATTTGTCCCATAGGACCATCTATATCCCATCTATGAAAATCTAATATTTTTAATTTATACTCATCTTTAAATTTAGAATATTGTCCTTTCTTAAATATTTTATAATTAAATTTCTGTTTATAAGGTATATTAAATATAAATATCACATGATATTTAGTAGGCTCATAAGTTCTCTTAAAAGATTTTGTTTCTAATAATAATTCACAAAATTCTTTAAATACTTTCTTAGTAGATTTTCTATATAATAAAGCAATACAATCTTCATCTTCATTGGTTTCTATAAAGGTATTAACTAATAAACTATCATAAAATAATAATGTACGATTGCCTCCTAACATAGGAAGTATAAATAACGAAGATTTTGTAGGAGAAGCTACTTTTAAATCATAAAATAACTCATCATCAATAATTATACTATCTATAATATTGATCTTATATGGTATTTTTTTAATTTTTATAGTTTCTCCTATTGAAATCTTTTTACCTGTTGGAAACTCTAAAGATAATAATTCGTCTTTAAAATAAGAAGGGATTATATCTTCAGTATTTCCTTGCACTCTTACTGATGTAGCACTAAGTGGTTGAAATGATATGTTAGTTCCATTCACTGTCATCGTCTGTTATTTCTTCTTCAATATTAAATTTAAGAATCTTTAATTTAGGTATTTCTATACTTAAATCTAATGCCTCCTTTGAAGTTCGTATAAGATAAACTAAGTCAAAAGTCTCTGCAAATTTATGAATTCCTTCTCTAATACCAAATTTTTCTTGATATTTTTCTAGAATCATTTCAAAAGATGGGTTATCATTCACCCATTTTTCTGCAGTTTTAGGTCCAACTTTTGGGATACCAGGAATACCGTCTGTGGAATCACCCATTAGTACTTGCATCAATAAAAATTTATTCGCTTCTTCTTCAGTTGTTTCAATATATTCCATTTTTCCATAATTAAAATGTGTTCCTATTAATTGTTTAAGAACATCTTTATCAGGACTACATATAATTGTTTGGGTTAAAGGAGTAGATATAAGTTCTTCTTGAAATATCGCTACTAAATCATCTGCTTCCAAACCTTTTATACCTAAAAACCCCCATTTTTGTTGAATATATTCTTTTAAAGCATAAAATATAGGTGGTTTTGATGTACCTCCTTTACGATTATACTTATAAGGACGCGTTTTAGCTCTTTCATATCTAAAACATCGACTTAAAGTAAGAAAACCTAAATATTCATTAGTTCCAGCAAAATTTAGTATATGTTTAATTCTAGTATCTAAATTTTCCATAGCTTCTTCTAAAGTAGGTTTTCCCATCTCATAATATAATAGACTATCACCGTCTATTAATGCTATTTTTCTTATCATATTAATTTATTTTGTGATATAAAGGGGAGAGATTGCATAACCGTATGTATATTACTAACGCAATATTTCATATACTATCTAGTTCTCTCTCCCCAATTATATCTTATCATAACTAACTACAAAGCATTTATCTCTGCAATCTCTCTGTCTTGTTGAACCTTTTTCTCTGCTCTTTCTTGAACAGCTTTAGCTCTCATATCGTCCCATTCTGCATCAGTCATTGCTGCATAGCTAGAACTATGATAAATAGATCCATTCACCCCAACAAGAGATGAATGAACAAAATATTGCTTACATCTTATAGCTCCATCAGTATCATCTGGTACTGCTCCGATGTGCATAGGGTCTACAAAGATATTGTGGATTTCTCCACTATAGCAATTAATATACTTAAGACCGCCAATATGAAGACCTTTAACGCATGATATAGTATCATTAACATTAACTTGGCTCCAATCTTCTAGTCTATGAGTACACCCAACTTTGATAAAATGGCCTGGATTAGCAAAGCCATTAGGCCCTTCACAGAAGAAAGCGTCACCCCTTGAGCCCATCATAGAAGGTTCAAATAATCTATCTTCTACAAATTCAGGTAATCCTTCACCATCTATCTCACCAGTATCAATATTGAACGTTCTTTTATAACGATCAACTTGTTCACCGGTTTCTGCGTCATACTTATGAAGCACTTCACTAGAGACCTTATAACCATTAAGTAATCCCTCATGGGTGATTTTCATTTGGTACATTGTCGCTCTTTTAGAAGCTGCTTCATCAGTAAGACCTTGCTCTATAAGATCTTCTTTATGTTTTGGGTGAACATATTGCATATTCACAAAGTTAAAGAATCTCTCACAGAAATCGTTCCCGTGACCTTGCTTCATCTTTCTCCACAAGATTGGGTTACGTAACCATCTAGTCCACATTTTAACTAAAGGCATAAAGTCTAGATCTTTATCTAAGGATTCAAATATTCTATCTACTAGCGCTTGAGGCATAGGTATCGTAGACACCACACCTTCGTGCTTAAGAAAGAATTCTCCCGTTCCCTTGTTAACATAAATGTATTCACATTGTGTTTCAATGGTTTTAGTATAATCTACAATACATAAGTCTGCAAATTCACTTATAATAGTTTTGTAGTCATCTATTGTTTTAACACTAGCACTTTCTGCAGCTAGTTTTTGCATTTCATCATATAGCTCTTTGCTATATTCTACCGTAAATGGGTTATCCCCATACGATCCACATATTTTGTCTTCTATGACATTAATTGTAATCATAATTTACTTTATTTAAATTGGTTAAAGGAACTAGCTTTATTACTCGTCCCAGGTTTCTCTTGATTTTGCTCTTAAATACACTCTTAATTCTTTCTCAAGTTCAGGAGACATGTTACATTCTCTTTGTTCAAGAAGGTCAAATTCATCTAATAGCGGTTTAATTTCTTCTGCAAATTCACATATATTATCATACTTTGCTAATATATCTAAGTCTACAGCTCTAGCAGCACTAATATCAGATAAAACAAATAACTCTCTCGATTTATCTTTAATCATTTCTGCGTCATCACATTCATTACAAAACTTTTGAAACTCATATAGTTTATCCATGTGATCAGTTATAGCTGGTACTATTGTACTTACATTTCTATACTCATATTCAGAATAATTATTGTCTCTTAAATCTTTAAGTTCACAGTAATCTTTTTGTAATTGATCATGTATACAGCCTAAACCTTGCATAAATTTAAATTGGTTTATCTTTTTTAGTTTATGAGCTGTGTAGTATTTTACTAATGATTCATCCATAATATATTCATTGTTATCGTTAGTTTGTAAAAAGATTTCATCTATGTGTTTGACATTAGGGTTTTGTTTAATAAACTTAACTTTATTTTGACTAACACGTATAAGCTGAGGTGTATCCCATCCTTGCTTAGGTACGGCCCATTCAGGATATGTATCCTGCCAATTAGCATATCTAACAGGGGCATGTTCATACCAATATATAGGATACTCTTGAGATTCAAAATCATTCCCATTAGCATAATTGGCAGCATCAGTATAAACTTGATTAAATTTAGGTGCTATGTTCTTAAGCATTAAAGCAGCTGCTTTCATCTTACCTTCATCCTCTCTAGTACAATAATAAATACGATTTTTACTATTCATAAGATCTTTAGCTTTAGGCTCAATCTTTTCCATAATAAAATTATCATCTTTACGTTTATCCCATCTAACTGTATAAGCTACCATTCTTTTTTCTATCTCTCTACGTTCTGCAGCAGTAAGATTAGAAAATTTAGATTTCTCTTCTATTTCTGCTTCTTCTTCTTTACAATTAGCTAACCATTCTTCAGGAATTTCAACATCATCATAGCTTTTATACCACTCCGATGCTTCAATAAGCTTAAGTATAGCGGTACGTTTAGCTGTAACTCTAATCTTTTCTTTAGATAACTTAGTTTTAGCATCACCTGTAGCTTTACCTATTTGAGAATCATACTTTTCATCTAGATCCTGGATACTATAAGTAGTAACATGATTTTTATGATAAGAGTCTTCTTGACCTTTATCCATTAAATACATATCTTTATATTTAGACCATTTATCTTCTCTGTTATAAAAATGCTTAGCGTCAAATCCAGACCAATCTTTAACTGTCTCTCTTTTATGCTCATTATTATGTTGATAAGGCCTCATTATTTGTAATCCTTCAAATAGTTTATTGGCTGGCCCGTATTTAATTCTAGGATCAGGACTAAATTTAGGTTTTAATGTATCAGTATCTATAATACGTGCAAGCTTATTAAGAATTCTATTCTCGCTACTGTTCCCAGTGATAATTGACCTACAAGCATCAACCCATTTAAGGAAATCAGTTTCTTGTAATTCTTCTTCTATAATATCACTAGCTTCTTTAGCTGCAGCCATAATTACACCTTTAATGTATTTTTTAGTAGCTTCATTCCATATAACTTTCTCACGAGATGGAGTAACATCTACACCCTCTTGTAATATAGTTTCTGTACCGTCTTCATTAGTAACAACCTGACGAGCAGGACATTTGAAAGCAATAGAACCATACATTTGTTCCATTTCTAACTCACGAAAATCAATATAACCATAGTTAATACCTGTTGTAGCATTTTCATCTTTAACAAGTACAATATGTGGTTTATTATAATAATATGAATCAGAAACTATAAGATTCTTAGAATTATAAATTATTCCAGCTTTAAAATTAACAACCTTCTCTTTCTCCCAAGCATCTTCGTCTGTATCTAGAATTTTAAAGTTAACATTATCAAAGTACATTAACTGCTCTTCAATAGCTTCTTCAAACTTATTACGATTGTGTTTCTTAACACCAAATGATACAGTAGTTTGATTAGTAGCTTCAGTAGGAACATAATAAACTTTAGATCCATCACTAAATGTAACAAATGGATTTGTAGTACCAGTTACCGGGTTAAACGCAGGTATAATAAAGTCTGTTTTGTAATTATAACAATTACATTTAAACCTCATACCATTGTATATAGTTTCTATAGTATAAAAGTCTACACCTGTTGATAGCGCAGCTTTTGCACCAAGACCAAAGGCACCAAAATTTTCACTGGTATTTCTTTTCGTAGAATAACCCAGTTCCAATATACCTTCTAAACGCCTTGCTCCAATACCTACACCATAGTCAGTAACCGCAAAAGTATCACAATAACCTACACCTTCATTTTTAGTATAAACTAACTCTATTTCAGATGCAGTATCTAAATGATCTCTATTATAATAACTTATATCAAAGTTACTATCTTCATATTGAGGACCATGCCTCTCAATATAATAGTCTTCAACTTTCTTTGTACCTATCAATATTTCTATAGCTATTTCTTTCTCACGTTGAGAGTCACATGCATTTGTAACTAACTCTCTAATTGTAGACTGAACCGGCATAGAATATTGTGTGGATTGAAGAATGTCAAATACCATCTTCTCAGCGCCCTTGTTGATCTTTTTAGCTATGCCGGCGCTGCCCTGCATAGGTTTATCAATTGTTTTAATACTCATATTTTTTATATTGATTAATTAATATTCGTTTTAACTTATTTTTAGTAAGTTTCTGTAACCATTGAATAAATTTTTTATTCGAGTTTTCTTTTAATTTTTCTTGCAGGATCATTTCATATATTTCTTTCATTCTCCCATATCTCTTTTTTCATCCATACGATCTTCCGCAATAGATTCTTTCATACGTTCTTTATACTCATAGTCTTCTTCAGGCTCTTCAAACCAATCACTACAATTTACGCATTGGTATTCTAAAAAATCTGCATGCTCTAAACAATCAAAATCTGCACATAACTCAGAATCTTCTTGTTTTTTAGCCCCGCAACAAGTACTTATAGGAACTTCATCACTGTTATATTCTGCCCCACAGCAAGGGCTTACCATATAGGCCATAATTTTAATTTGATTAATTAATAAAAAGGAAAAGGCTGTGGTCACAATTAGACCCTCATTTAATGTTCCTCTGATGGAAAAACCTTAACCTATTTGTTTGATTAGTTCTATTGTTTCTAGAACTTGCTTTTGATTCTTTGGTAGAAAAAGGACATAGCCATGACCATGATCCATAAGATGTTGTTTAAATAATTTCCACTTAAGTGGGAAGACGTCATTGGCAAAGCCTTTAACTTCTATTATCCAAGCACCATTAGGATCCACAAAATCAGGAGTATATGTTATATCTCTAATTTTGGTGGTCATGTCTATATATCCTTTACTTTTATGAGGTTCTACAGACCTATTACTAAAACGAAAGCCTTCCATTAATATGAATTTTTTCTTTTCATATAATGATTTAATACCAGCTTCTTCTAATTTTTTATAAGTGAATAATTCTAATTTTGATCTAAACTTTATTCCTTTATAAGAACTAGCTACTGCATTTCTAACTTTCTTGTTTTTTGGTCTTTTCTTGTATCTTCTCATGACTTTGTACACTATGTATTAATTCTTTAATATGATTAATTCTCCATTCTTTACCTCTTTGAACATATTCATTTGCTATAAAATCTGATATATCTTTACTTGCATAATCTTCATCTAACTTAACATTTAAGAATCCAAATGTACCACAAATTCTTTCTGCCATAGTTTGACCAGCAAGATCAGTATCGTAAAACAAAATTATACAATTAAAACGACTTTTAAGCTGTTCTACTATATTTTCATCAGGCATTGTTGTTTCACTTTGAAACGCAATAGCCGGGATTCCAATACTATACAGAGTCATTACATCCTTTAGTGAGGAGGTTATAACTAGTGTGCCTTCGAGTCCTTTTATCATATGCAATCCTTGAATTTGAGTTGAATTAGTATTTGAAAACCATTTCCTTTCCAATTCTTTTGGTGCATATATCTTATATTTTAGCCCTATTCTATAAGCATAAGTAATAGATTTACATACAAATCTATTCTCATTAATCCAATAATGTGATATTGGTTCAACAAGAAAATCTTTTAAAATCTTTTTAGTTATATTAAACGGAGTCCAAAATATTTGATCATACATGTTCCATGCACGTTTCTTTTTCTTAATAATTGTTAGTTTCTTGTGTTGTTCAATCTGTTTATTATATAAGACAGGCTTAGGTCTCTCAGAGCGTACTCCAAGATCCCTAGAACCTAGTCCTAAATTAAAATCTATATCAATTATTTGTAAAGCTTCGTGAAAGTTACATCCATGTTTATAGCTTACATATGTAAAACAGTTAAACGTGTGCTCTGGGTGCCCAAAGTCTTTGTATAACAGTCCTCCATTCCAGGCTATAATAACACTATCGTTTGAAGTGTCCTCTCTAAGTTCACTACAAAACCTTTTTCCTACATCTGTAAACGGGTTACAATAATATCTAAATATATCATAAGGTGATATTTTCTTTAATATTACATCCGTATGAAGGTAAGCATCACTATCTCTACTTTCAATCATTATACCCAATCATCTGTTTCAGCTGGAGCTTTTTCTTCATCTGGTTGTGTTACTGATAATTGAGGTGTAAATTGTCCCCATTGTAAATCTCCAGGGAATTCAGCATTAAAACTTGAATATTCTCCATTAAGTTCTTTAACAAAATAATGATCACCAGATTTTTGAGTTCTACCAAAATAATGTGTATATACATTTTGATATTTACCATCTTTAACTCCAACCAATACTCTAACTCTATTATTAGATAATTGAGTAACTAATTGTTTAAGTTCTGAAAGATCAGTACCTGAAGTAATTTTATCCATAGTTTCTAAACTAACTTTACCTCCACTTGCAACATTAGCCCAAGCTTTAATAAATTTAATTAATTTCTCTTCATTAGGATATGCAGCTCTAACACCTTCAGTTTTATACCAATCCCATTGTGCTAAATCTTCTATTTCAGCGGCATATATAAACTGACCAAAATCATTAACCCATTGAGTTTTTATTCCATCTCTAGTTTTCTTAGGATTATTCTCTAATAAAAATTCTACCTTAGTTGTAAGATCAGGATTGCTTACCCAAAACACAACTTTAAAAACAGGTCTACCAGGTTGTAATTCTATCTCATAATTTGGTTCTTGTTTAACATTTATACCCATAGCATGTAATTCTGCCATTGTCGGGTTTACAGCTTTAACTTCCATATTAGTTAATCCTGCCCATAATTTAATTGTGCCCAAAACTTCCTTTGAGCTGTCGTTACTTTCTATCATTTTCTTAATTTTTAATAATTATTAAATTCATTTGAATCTTCTTCTTCAAAAGAAGTTACAGCATCTATTTCTATAACAGTTTGATTAGGATCATCTATTGTAGCTTCTATATCAAGTATACTAGAAGGTTTATCTACTCCATATGCTTCTTCTACAGTATCATCTATAATTTGAAAAGGTAATTTTCTAATTTTTTTAGCTTTTTTACCTTTTAACTTAGGATGTTGAAATAATTGAGTAACCATCCAAGTTTCTAAACTGTACTTCTCTTTAATTCCATCTCTATTTATACCATTTTCTAAATCTTCTATGATCTGAGTAGTGGTAATTCTTTCTGGCGTTTCTTGTTTTACAACCGTGCCATTAGTTGGTTCATTTGCTTCAATCATTTGTTATTTTAATCTATAAATATCTGTGACCAGTCCAAGGGCATGGTCTTCCCTATTAAATGCGGGCATCTAGTACCTCCAGTTACATCTTGTAAAGAATCAAATGAGATTATAGTCTCATTACCTTCACGGCTAATATAACCAATTGCATCAGATCCTGCACATGTTATTTGCTTAAGTTTTCCAGTCAAATCTAAATCTTTTACAACTACTTCCTGACCTTTCTTATCAAGCATTTTATCCTTAAGATGACCAACTAAAATCACATGATCTGCTAGTTTGTTCAATTTATCTACCCATTTTTTAAAGGCTATTCTTAAATATAAATAGCCACCGCCGTTTGGCAATGATAGTATTGACATTCCAGGATACTTTTGATTAAAGTTTTTACCCATAGGAGTTTTCATATAAAGTTCTTTAGCTTCTGCTTCACACCACTCTTCTAACTTTGAGATAGTATCAATAGCTACATATTTATATGGTTTTTTGTTTTTTATTATTTCTTTACCAACTTCAGTTAATTCTTCTAAGCTATTCACTTTAATTTTTAAAGCATCAACCATATCTGAACCATCTTCTAAATCAATAATTAAACAATTATCTAGTTCTGCTAATACACTAGTTTTACCTATTTTAGGGGGACCGTATATTATCATATTCTTAGGCGATTTACGGCTCGCTTTAACCTTCGTTTTTGGTAATTCCATATTCTTTTTTATTAAGATTGTATTTTTTTATTAATTTATCTTTTTTTCTTATTAAAGATGTTTTAGATACTGATGGATGCTTAAAAATTGAATTACCAGATTTTGTAATAATTGATTTAACTTCCATTTTATTAATAGTTTGCATTAAATCTTGAACGATTTCAATTGCTCTTTTTTTTGACATAATTTATTTTTTTCTTTCGTTAATTGTAAATGTAGACATTTCTGCTTGATATGGTATCATACCTAACATTCCATCTCTGTTCTTTTCTACGTGACATGCTAATAATCCAACAGGATCCTCGTCACAATAGGTTCCTGTAATTCCATATAAATCATTTGGTCTGTTAAGTATCATAACTACATGAGCATCCTGCCCAATACTATCACCCCCGAATAAATCTGTCAGTAATGGTTGGTATTGGTTCTTTGCACGATGCTCTTGTTCTATATTTCTATTTAACTGAGATAACAAGATATTTATAGCTCCCATTTTAGATTGCATTTCCATACATCCTTTAGATACTACATTTAAGCGTTGTAATTCTGTTTCTGCTTTACCTTTAATTAGCCTAGAATGATCAAATATATTAATAATAGTTTTATCTGGATATGCTATAAATATATTTTCATTAGATTCTATTATAGAATTCATACTTCTAGGATGATTATTAAAATATATTTCATATTTATTATATCTAATAGCATTAGCAGCGTATCTATCAAAATCATCCTTAGATAAAGGATTGTCTAAAGAAAATAACTCTCCTAACCCCTTTTTAAGGTCTTTAGAGGCGCTTCTCATTATTTGTTGATATCCTGGCATTTCAAATGTCCAATATAATACAACAATAGAGTGGTTAACATTAACATCTAATATATCAAATATCATTTGATTACTAAATGCTGATTTACCCACTCCAGGACGTCCCGCAATAACATATAGTTTACCTTTTTGTAAACCACCTAATAAATTACGATTTAATCTTGGCCACTTAGTAGGTATAACATCTCGTCGACCAAGCATAGCATTCTTTACTACAGTAAGCGATTGTTTTACTGCCTTACCTATTTTTTGAAACCCTTTAAAGGGATCTTGTGATTCTTCCATCGTTATTTTCTTCTAAGTTAATATCTATGTAATCTTCCCACGTATAATTATTAAGCCATGTTTCTAGTTTCTGCATATACCCAAGACTATCTTTATCTGTTTCTAATTGGATATATAAGAGTCTCATAATCTCTTTATGCTTTGCTACTTTTTCATTAGTAATTTTACGGTACCTGTTCTTAGCTTTCATATTAGTATAAGCATCCGGGTCCTTAGCATGTAATACACGCCTACCTCTACCCGGAGACTCTACTATTGCAGGATAAACTGAAAGTAACTCTTTAAACAAATCATCAAAATCTGCTGCAAATAAATCTAGCCACTTATCAGTTAATTCCCACTCTTCATCTAACCATCCTTCTGCTTGTAAATGGCCAAATCTTAAATCTCCATAAGATTCTCTTTCAATCTCTTTATGTTTACAATGTAAAGCAATGTATTCATTAGGTGTTAATTTTAACTCATCTAAGAGTTCTAAATCTATTTCTATTTTCATGATTCTTCAAATTTTACGTTGTTTAAATTCTTAACTGCATTCTTTAGCCATTTCTCTTCTTGGCTATCTTTAATATATAATATTATAATTTCACCTGTCTTATCTTCTTGAAATCTAATTAACCTACCAACTCTTTGTATCATAGGCAGAGACTTACTTGTCAATCCACATACAATACCCATGTTGGCGTCCGGCACATCAAATCCTTGGTTCAAAGCCTTAGTTGAACATAATACATTTATCATACCACTCTTAAAATGCTCTAAAGCCCTTTTTCTTTGTTTCTTAGTTTTCTTTGAATGATAAGCTTGCGCTAATGGTATTACTGAATCTGTTAATATATCAGTAAATTCATTAGCACCACTAAATGCAAGTATTCTTTTATTAGGATTATTTAATACTATATCTTTAAATGTTTCTATTTTATTTTCTGCAAAATCTATAATTTTCTTACGTTCTCTTATAGCTTTATAGAATTGTATGGCAGCTTTTTTTTCTTCAGGACTTGCAGATATATTTTTTAATATATAACTAGCATTTTCCCAAGCATCAAAGTTACCTAATTGACCTTTCCAATAAACAAATCTATTATTTATTTTTTTGTACTTAGTTCGTTCATTATATGTTAATTCTAAAGGTTTACATATAATATTATAAGGAGACACTAGCCCAAGATCAACACATTCATCTAATGTAATTTCATATACAATAGGTGCCATCTCTACTAATAACTCTTTATATTCAAATTCTTCAGGTAATGTAGCAGTCATACATAATAAACGATCAAATACATTATTGTCAAAGAATTTACGATATTCTTTAGATAGTCCTAAATGTATTTCATCACATACTACTATATCATAATGTCTACCTGTCATTTTATAAGCACTTTGGTAGCACATAATATCTACAGTATCTAATACATTTTCATATCCCCATTTAATAAATTCTTCTCTAAACTGATCTTTTAGTTGTGTTGTTGGTACTAATATTAAGCCTGTAATATATACAATACGTTCGCCATAATCATTATATTCAGTTAAACGTTTAATAGTTTCACCTACTGCTATAACACCACATCTAGATTTACCAAAACCAGTCCCTGCTATTATACTACCTTCAAATCCATTTATAGCCCAATTATTAAGGGCTTTTCGTTGTTGCTGATCTCTTAAATCATTTGTATCCATTTTAAAAAGTTTTAATTGTTGTGTTATCATAATACAAATTTTAATGTATCTGCTAAAGTTTCTTTTAGATAATCCCAAGCTTCTAGTGGTGTTTTAAAAGATCTTGTTTTTATTAATCTCCAACCTTTACGTTTACCACGAGTAACATTCTTATATAATTTAGCAATAAATGCTGGGGGATGAGATTTATTTGGTATCCAAGCTAAATCTACAACAGGCCAATAATTATAACCTAAAATCTCTTCTATATCTTCTTCATTCATACCATATACTATGTACTGCAGCAGTAAATCCTGTGTCTTTACCGCTTGCTGTTCTTATTTTAGCATCACACATATGAACTCTTTTAAGGATTACTTTCTCTCCTATTTCTTCTACTGATTTATACTTTGGATTTTTGCTTCCCAGCTTTCTTTTTTTCATAATTTTTAATTAAATTTTTTCATTTTTTTATAATATCCAGTTTCACCTTCTATAGGTTTATGCTCTTCTAATTCACTCTCTAATTCTGTTACTCTTGTATTTAATCTTTCTAATTTATTATCTCTTATTTTAATAGTTTTCTTAAGATCATCGATTTCATCATTACTAGATTTTAATTGTATACCTTCAGATCTATTATTAGACTCTAAATCATCTATAGTAGATAAGTGATCATTTATCTTTGTTAAAGCTTTTACTAATTCTTCTTCTCTTTCAATAGCTACTTTTTTATTTTTAGATATTCTACCTTCTAATACTAAAATTTGTGAAGCTGCAATTTCTAAGTTTTTAGAATCATGCTCTAATTGAGTAGTTTTAGACTCTAGTAAACCATTGAGCCTGTCGATAGTATCATCCTTTATTTGAAGTTGTGCTTTAAATGAATCATCAAGCTTTGTAGGAGTAATTTTATCTTTTTTTGAACGTACAACATTGTATTGTCCGAGTAATTCTCTTAGCCTTTCATGAGCTATACCTAGGTCTGTTTCTAGTAAGTGTATATCTATATTATACTTACGATACATAAAAAATGCACCTAAACTTATACCTGCGATTAAACACCCTGCTACTAACATTAATGGGTGCCCTATAATTGTGTATTCCATAATTTTATTCTTTAAATTCTTTATTTAATATTTTAAGAAGTGCTTTATCTCCATACATTTTCTTAGAGTTCTTAAAAGTTTTATAAACATGAGGGTCAAATATCATTTTAACCTCTGTTAATTTGTTTTCTTTGTTTCTACGTATGGTCCAGCGTCTTCCTCTTACTGTTTTATTTCTTTTTAACTGATCTCTTAAACTACTCATAATGTAAATATTTTTTTACCTTGTTCATTCGTTCTTGTCTTTAAATATTTACTGATTCTATTACTTACTTCTTTATAACTAACATTAAATCTAATTGCTATATTATACATAGATTCATTTGGATTTTGGAAATACCATCTAACTACTGGATCTTTTGCTTTTAATATAGGCTTCTCAAGCATCATACCATATTTACCTTGACTATAATAACATTCTATTATATTTGTAGTTTTTTCAATTCTACCACTATATTTAAAAAAATTATCCATTTCAATATAATTTGCAATCCAACGTTCTTCCCATTCTTGATCTCTTTTACATTCATTTATAAAATATCTAACTAATTTTTTATTTACCATGTTTTAATTTTTTAATTATTAAATTTCTTAACTTTTTTCTTATAATAGAATTAAATATCCATCTATCTAACATTTCATCTATTTCTTTCATCATCAAATTTTTTAAGGTTCTCTCTTAATTTCTTTCTTTCTTCTGCTCTACGTCCTTCAGATAATGCTATTCTTCCAAGAAAAATTATTATTAAAAGAACTAGTGCTATAAATGTTATTGCTTCTATTGCCATTTTTATTATTTTTGATTAATATTTAAATTACTCCAGGGTGGATAATAGTATCAACTGTTACGGCAAAAACGCCTTTATATCCACCCCTTCGTAATACTTGTTATTTCTCCCAACAATTACTTACTGTTGCTTCAGCTTTTAATAGTTTGTTGGTTACTATTTCATCAGCTGCCCATTCCATTATCATTTTAATATCCTCTTTCCATTGATCTATATAATCATTCTTACATATAGTATCTATCTGATCATGTACAGTCATTACCATTTTAACAGGAATATCAAATGTTTGTATGTGCTCACGCATTAATATTAAAGCACGTTTAGTCATATCTGCACTAGCTCCTTGAATTGGTGTATTCTTTGAAGCTCGTTCAATAGTACCAAGCTCTAACTTAGATGCTCTACTATCCCATATCTTAGGATACCAGTTAGTAAACCATCTTTTTCTATTATAAGGTGGAAATGTTTTGATATAACCATATCTAACACCATATGAACCTAATTTATCTAAGAACCCTTTAATAGCAGGAAAAGCTTTAAAATACTTCTTAATAAGAAGCTTAGCATCGTCCACACTAATATTAAGGGTATCAGCAAGCTTATTAGGACCCATACCGTAAGCAAGACCAAAATTGATTGTTTTGACATTTGTTCTAAGTTTTTTATGTGAAGGACAATTGCACTTTTCCTTTTTCTTAAGGTAAGCACAATTATCTTCTCCACTTTCCATCCAATCTTTACCATAAACTAATTCTGCACATGTTGAATGTAAGTCTTGACCTTCTTCTAAAGCCTCCAACCAAACCGGATCCTTAGATCCAAAGGCGATTACATTCAGTTCTTGTGAACTATAATCTGCAGATACATAACTCCAACCTTGAGGAGCTATAAAACAATTTCTATATTTATTATCTGCAGGTATCTGTTGCATATTAGGTTTACTACTACTAACACGTCCTGTGTCTAGTATTTGGTGAAAATTGGTATGGATTTTATTATCATTTTTAACATTCTTAAGAAATGCATCTCCATAAGATGTGCATAATTTCATAGCTTCTTTATATCTAATATAAGTATCTATAATTTCATGTTTAAATCTATGTTTATACATATTCTTACCATTTACATCATCTAAATCAGGTACAAGAGTTTTAAATACCTCTAATACTTGTTTAGGTGATGTCCATTTAACATCTATCTTTCTTATATCATCAAGACTTTTAAACATATCCGCTTGAATATGTGTTTTAATGAATTTGTCTAATTTAGAGTTTTCAAGTACTAATGCGTCTAAATTAATAGCTAATGCATTTGCTTTCAATATAGATTCTGATTCTAATGATTTCCATTTATCTATATCTAAATCTAATCCATTATATTCAATGTCAGCAAACGCAAGTACTGCTTCATTCTCAAGATTAGCAACTGGTCCCAATTGTAGTTTAGTTAATTTATGCACTTGTTCCCATTTAATACTACTTAAGTATGATATATCTTTAGCACCATAAATTATTTGAGACTCTATAAATAATTGTTTATTTGCTCCAATAAACTTGCTTCTTACTTCTTTATCTAGTTCTTCATTACAATATCTTTTAACTAAATCTTTTAATCCAAAACCTATTCTTTTACCGCAGTTTAAGACTACTTCAACAAGAAATGTGTCCCACACCCCTTGACAAGTAATGTTTGACCATTTCTTGATGAATTTGTAGTCAAATTTAACATTATGAAAGATCTTTTGAATGTTAATATCTTCTAGAACTGACCTTAATGGTTCTATACTAACATGTCGTGTATCTATTACAAACTGATTGTCCCCATCACCTATTTGAAACATTATCATCTTATCACAGGTAAAGTCTAAACCCTCAGTTTCTGTATCCACACCTAAGTAGTTTTTACCACTACAATATTTAACAACATCAGCCATAGTTGCAACTTCACAACATGACAATACTGTTTCAGGTCCAACAAAATATATCATAAATTTTAATTTTTATTGCGTAATTTATCATACATAATACATAATGGTATTATGAATACTATAAAAGCCGCTATTATATTTCTTATTATTTCTTCCATCTAGTAAAGAAAACCAGAGGAATTTCTTCCCCTGGTTTCAGTAGCGTTAAATAGCCGTAGTCTATATAAACCATTTAAACTCAATCAGTTAACATTTATGTATATTAAATTTTATTACAATTCTATGCAAATATACAAAGAAATTTAATATAACAGTGTATTTATTAAAATTTTTATGATAATTCTAAACTTTTTCGCAAATCATCAAATGAACCTTTTTTTGGAATTATAATATTCTTTGGAGGAGACCAACTTAAATCTTCAAATTTAGTTTTATCTTTTGTGTCTAATTTAAATGTCCCTTTTTCTCTATAATCTGCATCAGCAGCTAACCATATATGTTTGGGTTTACCTACAACTATAAAACAATTAGCAAATATATATTGTCCTTCATAATAATATCTTTGTCCGGTTGATGGATTTATTTTAACTTCATCATCAGCATGATCTGCTTGCCATTCATCTTTAGGATATACTGACTCTCTCACTTGTACTCTTAATCTCTTACCTTTATTAAATGATTTAATAAATGTTGGATTAAGCATATTTAATGTTAACTCTTCTTTACCTCTTTTGTTTATTTTCCAATCACTTCTTTCTGATATTTTAATACCAAAAAAAGCTTCTAACTCTGCATAACCTATTGGCATATATGCATGTCTTGGTTTACGATCATTATTATCAGCTCTCGTTATTGATTGAAATAATTGTTTCAGATCTCTAGACTCTTCAGGATCAGGTGCTACTATTTCTAGTAACCTAATCTGAAGAAGTCCAGCTTCTGAGTTTGTTTTGATAACAGCTTGTAAAAGACTATTATCTTGTTCTAATGATTCTGCATCACCAGAGTTACGCAAGTTTAACTGTTTTTTCTTCATATATATTTATTTTAGTTGATGAATAGTACTCTTTCGTGAGTTTGCTATCAATCATTTTAATAATCATATGAATAAATTGTTTTCTTGCTCCTGAAGCTGTCGAGGCTTCTGACTTACACACATTTAGTAATCTGTTTAAATCTTCTTGAGTTCTTGGTCTGTTTATGTCAACACAAACACCTTTAATCTTGATTTTCATCTCTTTGATTTATTTAATTTAACATTCATTTTATGTGCGTAATACTTGTGTTTTATAGAATAGAATTGAGATGGAATCGCAACCTCTTACGACAAAATAAGTGATATTATGAAATATTTTACTCATTCTATTCTGTATATTTTAATATAAAAAGTAGTAGACAGGCTCACAAATATACTGCTTGCATACCATATAAATGTAATTTAATATACAACAATAGTTTTTGCGCTAGCAATTATGTCTTGTTGTAATACTTGTTTTTATTCATAGAGTCACCTCTACCTGTCTGTTACTTTACGCTAATAAAGTACTACTTTCTATAATCTTAATAACCCAAGAACATTAAAACCAGGTGCAATTGTATTACCTTCTAATTCTAATTTATTTATACATTGAGCTCCAATATTTTGGGCAATTACAGTTATATAATCATCTGTTACTTCAGTTACAATTGCAACATGACCATATTTACCGTTCCAAACTACAATATCATGTACTTGTGGTTTTTCCATACCATTATAATATTGAGTTAAGCCTCGTGTAGTATTTCGATCACCATTTTCAACAGTTTTATCAAAATATCCACTAGCATGTCCCCATTTTACCATTTCATGATTAAATACATCTTTGTAGTATCTTCTAATGTATTCAACACATTGCCATTTCATACCATATGAATATCCATCACTTGCAAAATGTCTATCATCGCATGAATTAAATCCATCATTATAATATACTATAACATTATTAAACTCGCCTATTGGATCTCCACATTTTGGAGGCATACTACATGATGTTAGTAATAGTAATATTGTTATTACTGTTCCAATACAAGCTAACCACGTTAATATTGCATTATAAGGATAACGTATGTTTCTTTTGAACCAGTTTTCAGGTTTTGGCTTATACATACTAGTATAAGGTGCTATTTTACGTCCTGTTGTGCCTGAAACACAATAGTTGACTTCTTGTCTTTTGTTCATATCTGTCAAGGTTTATAATTATAATACTACAAAATGTAGTACTACAAGCAGTTTAGGCTTACTTAGGCACATTGTTATAAATTTGTTGTTGCTTTATCTGCATCACTCCATTTAAGTAAGATACAAATCATGATAAATGGTAATTGAATATTTATACCATACCAATTCCATCCATGTCTTAATCTACTTGCTGTTCCTAATCCAATACCACAATGTGGTATGAATTCATGTTCTGTTTTAATTGTCATTGTCTTTGTTGTCCGTGTTATCCAGTTGACTCTTCTGTTTATCAAGGTTAATTATTACATCGCTTGGTCTTCCAAACGATCTTGTTCTCTTTGTTTTCTTACTTCTTGAACTCTTTTCATTAGATCTATAACATCTACATCTTCTGTAAGATGTTGAATTATAAAATGAGCTTTTAATAACTCATCTTGTTTTTCTAATAATTGTTGTTCTAAATTGTTTATCTTCCAATGTGCTGTCTTAAGATAGTTCTTATATTCTATTAACTCTATTTCTGTTTTAGAAAATAAGTTATGAAGTGCTTCATTACCATCCTTTAGCATTATAGTCTTTTTATAAGTGCTATTAGTTGATTTAAGAATATCTATTCTATCTTTTGCTGTTATTAACTGTTGTTGAAGATCTACTATTGTGCCAGTCATATGTGCAATTTTATTAGTTGTTTCTACATATTTGTTACGATAATAGTTTTTGTTAAACTTAGTATCCATGTCCTGGTATAATAGTTCAACATTTTTTTCATTTGAATTCATAATAATTAGTGACAGTTTTATCCAGTTGTCTCGTCTGTGTCAAGGTTAGTTAAAAAGCCTTTTGTCTTCATGCCTAGGAATACGACGATTATCACGTCCTTTCTATTTTATAAAACAACAGTAAGTTTACTACATGTCCCAGAGTTATTTTAGATGTGGTTGTTCTATGATCTATATGGACACTCCACTTTACCTCAACTGTTGTTTGTGTTATATTTATTTAATACTCCTGAAATACATAGTTAATTATAAATGCTTAAAATGCCTGTGAGAGCGTTGGTGTACACTCTCACGACATAATAAGTTGCATTCATTTAAAAAAAAGGGAGAATTACTCTCCCTTAATTGTGAAATGATTAGACAAATTCTATTCTGTTTCGCATTTGTCCTGATATTTCTTTTACAGAAACTAGAATTTTTGTACCTTTTACCAATCTAGTATCTGAATGGTTTACTGCAGTCGTATCTAAGATAGTACCACATTTGAACTCAGCAAGAGTAAGAACTTTATCTTCACCACTTGCATTAGTGTAAGGAATATTTTCATAGTTACCTGTAAGAGTCGCTGATTTATCAGTCGTATCTAACGGTAATTTAGTTCCACCACCAAAGGCTGTTGTTCTTCCTTCTTTAATGTAATTGTCTATTTCCTTTCTGATTTTGTCAATAGACAATGGTTTAGCTAATACGGATTTTGTTGCCATAAATTAAGTATGTATTTATTCTGTATCTTTACAAAATGTAAAAATTTGAGAATATGAAGGGGAGGAGGTCCCAATCACTATTCCCGATAGGGGTTACATTTGGGGACCTTCACACACTCAATAACAAATTAAAAAAATTTTTTTCCCATTTTATTTTTTTATATCAATTATTTTATTTTATCTTTGCACCGCAACAATTTCAGCCCCTGGTAACCATAAAAGGGCAAAGACATCGGATTGTAGATCCTAAATAAGGATTAGAGTTTTCTCCGGTAGTTGCAAAAGAGTTAAGTATAAAATTTAGTTGGGGTAGAGTACACATAAGTATGTGTGGTGAATTAACACCGGTCTTATTATCCCTAGGTCCATTGGAGCACTGCTAAACGGAAATCTAAACTTGAAAAAGAATCCCAAAGGGGGATAATTATATCTTTTTTAAAATAAAAAATAAAAAAATGGCAATAAGAACAGAACAAGAGGCATTAATAAATGATGTAAAAAATAATACAAGATCAGCAATACAACCTAGTGAAACGGTATTAATACCAACTGTAGGTGCATTGCACGCAGGACCGTTTTTTGCGGTTACAGCTTTAGAAGACTCTACAATAGATCATTCAGCATGTACAACTAATATTACTAATGGGGCAGACTTTATAATTCCAAAAGGAGTAACGATATATGGTAATTTTACATCTATATATTTAGTAACTGCTGGTAAAGTATTAGCATATAAAAAATAATAAATGTTAGGATTAGGAGCAAGTTTAAGTACTAGTGGAGCTATTAGTGGATTTTCTAATATCAAGTCAATAAACTTTGATGGTGTTGATGATTATATAGACTGCGGTGATAGTAATGATTTTTCTTTTGGTGATGGCTCAACAGATAGCTCTTTTAGTATATCAATGTGGGTTAAATTAAATGACCCATCACAACAGCCATTTTGTGCAAAGGCAGGATCATCTACTAAAGAGTATCATATTCTTTCTGGTCATACTGATAAGTTAAGATTTAGATTGTATGACCAGAGCACTAATGCTTATATACAATGTCAACTGGATGATGTAGTTAGTACAGGAAGTTGGGTTTATTATACTTTTACTTATGATGGTAGTGGCAGTCAGACAGGGATAACTATTTATAAAGATGGGTCGTCCCCAACACAAACCCAAACATCTTCAGGGACATATACAGCAATGGAAAACACAACTTCTGCTTTAAGGATTGCTTCTTCTGAAATGAACTCGTTTTATTTAGATGGGGACATAGATGAAGTTGCGTTATTTAATATAGAGTTATCATCAGCACAAGTAACAGATATTTATAATAGCGGGACACCAACTGACTTATCATCACATACAGGATTGGTTGGTTATTGGAGAATGGGTGATGGTGCTACATCCCCAACAATACCTGATGACAGTTCTAACAGTAACGACGGAACAATGACAAATATGGTTAGTGGAGATATAACAACAGCTGTACCTTAAAAAATATTGATATGATATATGTAATTTATGATATGACAAATATAGCAAGTATTGATTTTTCTCAAGTAAGAGAAATAAGTCAAGATACATTAAGATTATCTTTAGATGGAACAAAAACAGTATTAAAATTTATAGGTGAAACTCCTAATTTTTTAACAGGTCTACACCAATATACTCACGAGGAAATATTAGCAATAGTGAATTCTTCTGCTTGGATACAAGAATAAAAATTGTAAAAAATATTTGTTTATAAAGAAATAGTTTATATCTTTGTCAAAAAATATATAAACTATGAAATTTACACCAAATGGAAACTGGATCCTTATCCCAGATCCTACCAAAACTAAAACAGAATCAGGTATTATATTAGGTGAAGCTGCTGCTAAAGCGCAGTCAACTAATGTATTAGAGGCGCTTAAAGTGGGCCCAGACTGTAAATTTGTTGAAGCAGGTGATACTGTATTAATTGATCCCCGTACAGAGGCGGTTCGTTCTACTATAGAGGACTGTAATTATTTATTAATACAAGAATTCCAAGTATTAGGTACATTTTAATGGAAGTAATTGGAACAGTAACTATTAGCTTAGGAGACTTCACTAAACTTAAAGAGGAGTATCCTAAAGTTAATATAATTCGCAATAATCTACATGCAGCGTCTAAAGAAATAGAAGTATTTCTATCTTTTATATGTACACGTGAGGATATAGAACCTTATGTAATTGAATATAATAACCAAGCAAAGAACTCTAAGATAAAGATTGTAGATGGAAAAGCAAAAATTGAATTTAATGAAAAAATTAACGATAACCGCAAATAATACAATAAAGGCTCTTCAAATCTGGAATGGCATTTTTGACTTAACTATGATGGAATTAGAGGTATTATCCTCTTTATTAGACACATCTTTAGATACAGATATTAATTTATGTAGTGCATCTAATAAAAAAAGAGTAGCTAAACTACTTAAAGTAGATGATTATAGAACATTAAATAACTATGTTAAGAGATTAAAGGATAAGGGAGCTATATTATATGAGAATAAAAAGTATAGAATTAACTCTATATTAGACATTAAAACAAATAAAGTTGAAATTAATATCAGACGCAACTGATCTATTTATGATTTTTATATATCCTTATAATGAAGATATATATTTTACGATTTATCAATCTTATGATGGAACATGTGTGCGTATAGATATGCAAAATACAAAATATGAAGAAGACAGAAACACGATCTTTCCTTAAAATGCTTAAGACCTTTGCTGAAGAGTCTGTACAGTTTTTAAAAGAAGGGGCTCCGATATGCACAGAAGAACAATATGAAGAAAGAATGTCTTTGTGTATAGAATGTGAGCACTACAAACAAAATAGTTCATGTAATTTATGTGGGTGTCATATGCCAGTAAAAGCTAAATGGCAGACATCAAAATGTCCTGATGATCCACCTAAATGGAATAAGTTAACGATGAATGCAGATGAGAAATCTTTAAGAGCTAAATTAGAAGATAAGGAATATAAAGCAGAAATAGAAATTTATAAAAAACACCAAGCTAGTTTAAGGAGTGTAGAGGAGCGTGCTAAAGAATAAAAAAGATATAATATACTCTTTAGCTAATAAGTATGAACTTTCTATTGATATTATTGAAAGAGTTGTAACATATCAATTTAAATTCGTTACTGATATAATGGCGAAAGGAAAATTTGAAACAATAAGATTACCATATTTTGGTAAGTTCTCAGTTAATAAGAATAGAGTTAATTATATAACTAAGTTAAAAAATGAAGCTAACAAAGGATCTATTAACAATAGTTGATAACAAAGCTATACCATCTGCGTATGCTAAGACTGTATTAGAATTCAAAGATTTGGATGCTAGGTCTCTAGCATATGTATACTTTATGATAGATTATAGATCTCCATATGCAGTTTATGAGTGGATTCAACGTAAAGATGAGGTAAAAAATAGTATATTTGCCAAGAAATGGAAAGAAACATCTAAGGTTAAAGCAGCTTGTGAAAAGTATGCAGAGCTAACTGAAACCTCAGCAGTTAAGTTATTAAAGGCTGCTAGAGAATCTATTATAAAACTAGAAAAATATTTTAGAGATATAGATTTAACTTTAATGGATGATAATGGTAAACCTATATTTCATGCTAAAGATTTAATAAATAATCTAGAAAAGATGGGTAAAGTAGTTGATGGATTAAGTAGATTAGAGGATATAGTTAGAAAAGAAGAACAAGCTGCTAATAGTAATAGAGGTGGAGTAGAAGTAAATAAATATAGTATGTAATGGAAGAATGGCAAGAAAAACATAAAGAATATGAAGAAGATTTAGAACTTTACGGTACTGCAATGAATAATGCATATCATCTAATAACTAGAAAAAGAACTTTAGATGATATTTATTATGAGTTAGAGGATGGGAATAAAATTACTTTTCCTTTACCATTTAATCCAATGGAAGAAGATGGTAGAACACCTGATATGATTGATATTCTTATAGAGTATTTTACATCAACTGAAGAATATGAAAAGTGCTCAGAACTAGTAAAGATTAAAGAAAAATGTCAGAAAAGTTCAAAAACATAGATAGGATAAGGCCTGCGGCCAAATTCTTTGAAGAACATGGTTATTATACAGATGCTTTACCTAATACTAAAAATTATTATGATTTTTGGGATGAAGAAGCTAAAAGGTGTATGTATGGATACGAAATAGATGAATTATATGTTACAGGATTTCATTACTTTTATTTAAATTATTGTCCTATTGATAGAGCGGTAGATGAGGTATTACCAGATGGTACAATTCAATCTAAACGTGAAAGAACCTTTCCTGCTTTTTATGATGGAGATTGGGAATACTTTCAAGAAATAGATAAAGCTAGATCAGAGAATAGGCATATGATTGTGCTTAAAGCTAGGCGTAAAGGATACTCTTATAAAGCAGGATCTATGTTAGCTCGTAATTATTTCTTTGTTAAAAATTCAAAAAACTTTGTGTTTGCAGGACAAAAAGAATATTTAATTGGAGATGGACTTTTATCTAAAGCGTGGGAGTTTTTATCATTTATAGATGATAATACAGCATGGGCTCAACCTAGATTAAGGGACAGAGAAATGAGTAAAATGTCTGGATATAAAAAGAAAGTTAATGGTATTGAAATAGAAATGGGTATGAAATCTCAGATAATGGGGGTATCTTTAAAGGATGCTCCAGACAAAGTAAGGGGAAAGGCAGGTGAATTAGTTTTCTTTGAAGAGGCAGGATCTTTTCCAGGATTATTAAAAGCATGGGAGGTAACAATGCCTACTATGAGACAAGGGGCAAAGACATTAGGTATGATGATAGCGTTTGGTACAGGTGGTACAGAAGGTGCTGATTTTGAAGCTATGGAAGAAATATTTTATAATCCAGCTGCATATGATTGTATGGATTATGAAAATGAATGGGATGCTGGAGCTTTAGGAACAAGATGCGGATATTTTATTCCAATACAAAAGAATTTAGATGGGTTTATAGATGGTAATGGTAACTCACAAGCGGAAGAAGCAATAGAATATGAAATAGAAATGAGGGAAAAGAAGAAAGGTGCTGCAGATGCAAAATCATTAGATCAATACATCGCAGAACACCCATTCTCCCCTCAAGAAGCTACTTTACAAATTACATCTAATTTATTTGATGTAGCATCTTTACAAGAACATTATAATAACCTGAAAGCCAATAACTTACATACTAAAGGTACTCCAGGTAGCTTATATTATAAAAAAGAACAAGTAGAATTTAAACCTGATTATGATTTAAGACCTGTTTTAAAATTTCCACATAGGAAAGATGATAATAATACTGGATGTGTAGTTATATATGAATCACCTTATAGAAATAAGGAAAATATTACACCGCATAATTTATATGTAATATGTCATGACCCTTACGGACAGAATCAATCAGCTGACTCATCATCATTAGGTGCTGCATATGTATTAAAGAGGCCTAATAATTTATCACAGCCAGATGATATAATTGTAGCATCTTATGTAGGTAGACCTGCAACTCAAGATGATTATAATCGTAATCTTTTTATGTTAGCAGATTATTATAACGCTAAGATAGGATTTGAGAATGATCGTGGAGAGATAATAGCTTACGCAAAAAGATATAGAAAGTTGCATAAATTGCAACCAGAATTTGAAATGTTAGACAAGAAAGAATTGCAGTCTAGACGTGTTAGAAGGACATATGGTATGCATATGACAGAAGCAAGGAAACAACAAGGTGAGATATATATAAGGGATTGGTTAAATTCATTGAGAGGAGTAGACGTAGATGGAAAAAAATTACTAAATTTGCAAAAGATCTATGACCCAGCATTAATACAAGAATTAACTAAATTCAATCATAAAGGAAACTTTGATAGAGTTATGGCGTTAATGATCGGTATGTATCATACTAGAGAATTATATAATGCTGAGGTAACAGATTTATATCAAGATAGAGCTCTTGATGAATTTTTTGATAGACAAATATTTTAATTATGGCAATAGACTTTACACAGACACATCATAGTATACCAAAACAAAAAATACCAACCTCTAAAAAAACACAGAAATGGGGAGAAGAATGTATAGAGGCTTATATTAGTTTATCAGATATTGGTGGATTTGGTTCCCGCAGAGGCGACATTCAACAATTATATGACTTTTATAATGGTCATATATTAGAGGATGATTATCATTACGTTTTAAAACCATATGGTAAAGCAAGACGTAACTTCCCTTCCAAGATCAGAAATTATCCTATTATCAAACCTGTCGTAGATCTATTATTAGGAGAAAAATCTAAAAGACCTCTTAATTATACGGTAGCTGTTGCTAATGCGGATACCATTTCCCAAAAAGAAGAAATAAGAAAACAAAAAGTAATGCAAATTATGCAACAACGATTTGTTAATCAACTTAATCAAATGGGGCAACAAACAGGAAGCCCTTCACAAGAGACAGAGATGCCTCAACATGTAGTTGACATGTTTAATGCAAGTTATGTAGATCAAAGAGCAATCATAGGACAGAATAGTATTAGTTATTTGATGTATAAAGAGAATATATATGATAAATTTCAAAAGTTATGGTTTCACTTCTTAGTGTCAGGAGAAGCTTATAGTCATAGAGGGGTAAGAAATAAAGAACCATTTTATGATATTATTAATCCTTTGGACGTAGATTATGATAAAGATCCAGATGTAGAGTTAATAGAAGATGGAGACTGGGCTTTAATCAGAAAAGATGCGCATGTAAGTACTATAGTAGATACATATAGAGAGAATTTAACGGATGCTCAAATTGATCAATTAGAATCTCCAGAAGTATTTGATGACGGCTCATTCTTAATACATTCTGTTAATCCATCTAATGATAGAGTAAGGGGAGGAAGGTCAAGACTTATTGAATGTGTAACAGTATACTGGAAAAGTATTTCTAGAGTAGGTTTTTTATCTTATCCTGACCCAAATACAGGTGATATAGAAACAATAGAAGTTCCAGACGGTTATAAATTACCGTCCGCATTAAAACAACAAGGCGCAGTATTAGATTGGGGATGGATACCAGAAGTGTGGGAAGGGACAAAAATTGGAGAAAAAATATTTTGTAAAATAGGAAAGTTAAGAAATCAAAGAAGGTCTATGGATAATCCATCTGTATGTAAATTACCTGTTAATGGAATTAAATATTCAGAGATTAATTCAGATAATATATCATTAGTTAAATTAGGACTACCATATCAGATAAATTATAATATATATAAATATAGATTAGAAGTAGCTATTGCTAAATCTAAAGATATTATTGCTCAGTTTGATATTAATATGATTCCTAAAAAATGGGATATGGATAAGTTTATGTATTATATTGATGCCACTGGTATTGCATGGGTAGATTATAATAAAGAAGGAATGCAATTGAATCCGCAACATCAAACTGTTATGGATTTATCTATTAGAACTATAGAGCAATATGTTGTTTTATTAGATTCTATATTAGGAGAGTGGGAAAGATTATCAGGAGTTAATAGACAAAGACAAGGTGCTATTGGTCAGTATGAAGGTAAAGGAACATCACAACAAGCTATAATGCAATCATCTCATATTACTGAAGATTACTTTAGAAAAATATCTATGCTTGAAGCTAGTGATTTACAAGCTATGTTAGATTATTCAAAGATAGCATGGGTAGATGGGAAGAAAACTTCTTTTATACAACCTGATGGTGCTGTAGAATTTTTAACTGTTGATCCAATACAACATATGGAATCAGAGTATGGTATCTTTATAACAGATGCTGGAGCAGATATTGAAAAGAAACAGAAAGTAGAAATGTTAGCACAAGCTATGATTCAGAATGGAGTGCCTGCGTCTATTGTTGCAGAAGCTATAGATAGTGATAGTTTTACAAAAATCAAAGATAAAATTGGTAAGGCTGAAGCTATGAGACAAAAATTAGAACAAGCTCAACAAGAAGCTCAAAACCAAATAGCTCAACAGCAAAATGAGATAGCACAACAAAAAATGCAATATGATTCAGATCAAAGAGAGAAAGATAGAATGACTCAAATCGAAGTGGCTATAATTAATGCTCAAGCTAATGACCAAGAACAACAAATGAAGATTGCTTTAGAGGCTGCAGAAATACAGCGTAAACAACAAGTAGATAAAGAAAATATTAAAGTTGATAGAGAAAAAATTAAAGCAAACGTTCAAATGAATAAAGAGGACAATCAAACAGATCTAACAATAGCTAATGCTAAAAATAAAGTTGAAGATAAAAAGATTAAGGCAATGGTAAAAGTAAAGAAAAATAATGGGTCTAAATAATAGTCAGAAATCTAAAATAATACGAATTGCTAAAGCGGAAGACTATCAAGGAGATTATACAGATCTATTTAAACAAGCGGAAAAGGATAAGATATTTGACGGGGAAGACGATATAAAAACATATAAAGAAGGTGGAGTGAGAAAATATGGAGCTGGAGGAGAAAATGATCCAAATGATCCATTTAATCCAAATGATCCAAATGATCCACCTGATCCGCAAACTGGAGATCCTAATACTTCTACTGGTGGAGGTAGTAGTGGAGGTAGTAGTGGAGGAACTTATTCTGGAGGGCAACCTGGGTGGATGCAAAATGCAGGAGATTTTATTTTGGATAATATAGGAATGCCTATATTGCAATACGGTAGTAGTAATATGTTAGGAACTGGTGATATTACTACAGCACTGGATAGATATAATGCAGCGGATGCTAAAGGAGGTATGTGGGGAGCAGGTAAACAGTTTTTTGGAGACATAGCTAAACAACAGTTAAAAAATACAGTAACAGGAAGTCTATGGGGAGGGCCAGGAAAAGCCCTAGGTCAATGGGGATTACCTAAGTTACCTGGAGGTAAATGGCTTGCTGGTAAAATTGGTTGGAGAGATGGTGGATTTAAATATGGAGATGGAGGTGGAATAGATGAATCACAAAATAAACCAGATGATTCTTATTTAAAAGAAGATTTTAAACCTAGTATTAAGTCTTTACTTATAAATAAAACTCCTCACACTTTTAAAGACATTTCTAATTTTCATACATCGACACATACTGTTGAACCTAATTCACGTGCTATTATAAGATTTTTAACGGATGAAAAATATAAACCTTTACAAGCTCCTGCAGAGTCGGCTCAATATCAAACTAAAAATAATGGGCCTATAAAAATGAGTCATGGTGGGCTACACCCAGAGACAGATAAAAATCAATATTCTAATAATGTATTTAATAAACTTCCATGGGATAATTGGCAAGAACATGGATTAGATGATTGGAGTCATATAGAAACTTGGGATGAGGCATATAACGCTGCAAAGAAATGGGCTGTTCATACTGATAAAAAAGATTATCAATTTACTTGGAAGGGCCAACATAAAAACGTAGATTATGCTGGTACACCAGAACAAGAGCTAAAAACATACGGTGTAAATGACGGTAAAGGAAATATTATACATAGAACTAATGAGGAAACAATAGCAGTGAATAAATATGATTGGGGTGAAGATTCTAGATACCCACCCTCTCATATAGCGTCTTATAATATAAAAAATCCTACGCTTTTTATAGATTGGGCTTCTTTTAAAAAGAGTGGAACATCTCCAACTTTTAGTAAAACAGCAAGAGGTAACTACACACAAAAAGGAACTCAAACAATGGTTTTTAATGTTGATCAACAACAATATTTAAAAACTCATCTTAAACTTCAGAGTTTAACTGCTAAAGAATTAAAAGATCAAGGAGTTCTTGGAGGAACAATTTATAAAACTACAAAAGGTAAAAAAATTAAAGATTGGGCAGGTTTTTATGAAGCAATACAAACAGAAGATATTGAAGGTGTTGAAGCTTATAATTTCTTAACTAATAATTGCGCTGATGTTACAGCAGATGGGTTTGCTTTAGATTTAAATGGTAAAAAAGTTTGTAAAGTTTTAGGGTTAGTAGATAGTCCAACTAAAGTTTTAGATGCTATTAAATTAAAATTTCCAACAATGGATATATCTGGTAGAGATAAATCTGCATATTATTTATTATATAGGAAATATGAAGACTTACTACATAGTAATAACTATGATGAGGTTCTACGGAATTCTTGGCGATTAGTTAATGGTAATGATAAACAAAGATCAATTGGGATTTTACAAGAAGCTTTAAAAGGAAAAGGATATAAATTACCTAAATCTACTACAAAATTAGGAAATGTTGATCAAATATGGGGACCTGAAACTAAAAAAGCGTTAGAACAATGGGAGAAAGATTCTGGATATTGGAATAGAACTGAGAAAATAAAAATGCATGAAGGTGGTATAGGTAATCCAGGAGATATAGGTTATATAGCTGAGCATTCACATTATAACTCAGAGGGTGAGGAGTTTGAATGGGCGGACTATTTAAATTCACAAGGAGACAGATACGTTTCTCAATCTAAAGGCCACGAGAGGACAGAACTTATTGATAGAAGTGATTCTTATATTTCATTACAACAGTCACTTATAGCAAACGGATATGACATAGAATTAAGCGGTAGTATGAACACACAAACAAAAGAAGCTTTACATAAGAATGGAGAAGAAAATTTAACTCATTTACCTGTATGGAATACAGATTGGAAACTAGATGAAGTTGGTTGTACTAGTGAAACATGTGGAGCGCAAGTTACTGATATGATAATGATGTTATATGGCTATGACGGGATAATAAATTCCAGAAAAGATGCAGGAGCTGCTGATAGTTGGTTTAGGGAAGGGTACATGCTAGATAATGGAGGTCAAAGTATATGGTCTCAAAAAGCTAGAGGAACTTATGATGACGAGGGTAATATTGAATCAGGAAATATAAATTTTCCTCCTATGGAAGTGTGGAAAGATTTTATGGTAGGAGATGTCGTACATCTACAAGCTGCTGGATTTAGAGATATGGGGAACTTTAGTAAGGAAAAAAGAAAGGCGGGAGAAGCCAAAGGATATAGCACATCTTATAATACTAGTGTAGGACATTCAGGACTTATAATTGGTAGAGATTCATCAACAGGTATACCTTTAGTTATGCACGGTGTGGGTGGAGATATGTTTGTGGAAAGATTAGATAAAATAGATTGGCATGGAAGTAACGATGCGCGTGCTTACGTTAACGGTACAGAGATAGATAGAACTCAGGAGTATGTTATACAAGGAGTAACTAGGCCTGCTGGGTTAGTAAATAATCCAAACGCTATACCTAATTATAGCGCTTTAGCTCCTTTTGCAGAAAAAGAGAATAAATATATTTTAAACCAAATTTCGTTCAATGAAGATTATCAAAACACACTATCAGAAGAAGAATTAAAGACAACAAACTTTTTTGAGCAATATATAAATGGATATATAAGTTTTGAGTCCGATATATATGGCGGTGTTTATAGTAATAGAATGCCCGATACCTATCTACTTAATGAGGAAACTATACAGGAAGTGTATTATAGCAAGTATGGGCGGGATAAACTCCAAGAGGAGGAAAAAGCGTATAATACAATATCTTACGGTTATGGGGCACAGCTTTCACAGTATACAAAAAATGGAAAGATTTATTCTCGTGAGGGCGGAGACGAGTATATAACTCAAGATAATATTACATCTATAATTAGTGATCAAGCTGATTTAGCTATCGTCCAAAGAAATTCTCCTATTACAAGAATCTCTAACGTTACTATGTTTAATGAAAAGGAAGTCGCTCATGCTGCATCTATGGTATATGGAACTTTTATGAGAGAGACTGGAGATATTGGTATAATAAGTAATGTTCAAGAAGGATTAATTAAAACTTGGATGAAGGAGCATTTTTCCCCTGAGACTAATGCACAAATAGCAGCTTTTAAAAATCTTGATATTACTTTTGATGAAAATAAATTTGTTACCGAAACCCAGGAACACCCTTTTGCCCCCCTGAGTTTAAGATTGCTTCGTGGTGCATGGTCTGCAACAAATTTAAATGAGGGGTCATATATGTCTAATGCTTTATCACCTCCTAGTGAAGGAATTATGCGTATAAAAGTTCCTTATCAAATTTTTGATGCGGACGGAATGCCAGATGGAGAAGAAAATAAAGGTAAATTAAATCAATTAGGAATATGGTATGCAAAGATGGGATTAATTCAAGAAGATGAGGACGGTAATTGGATACATAGTTTAGGTTCTGGAGATAATCTGCTAACTGGTATTCCTGGTGACCGTGGTATGGCTAATTCTATTGATGCAGCTATATTATTTTATTTACATAATAAGCATAAACTAAGACAGGATAAAAGATATAATTTAGAGGACGATACGTTTGATGGAGTGCCTGCAGATTATATAGCAATACAAATGCATAATAATCCTAATTATGACAGGATAGCACAGGGAGGAAAGACTCCTTTAGAGTGGAGTCAAGAAGCTTTTAGAACATATTCTAATTTTGCAATTTCTCATTCAGCTCAAGTTAATATTAATAGTTATAAGTTTAAGAAAGCTTTAGAGGAAAGAGGTGAATATACGAGTTCTAATCCAGAAGGATACATATTTGAGAAAAGTGGTCCGACTATGACTACAGAGAATAAATCTGAAGACGATTGGAAGTTTATGCAAAGTAGAACTACTGACGTTGTAAATAAGTATGGTAATGTAAATATAACATCTGATTTTTTCTCTAAATCAAATAAATATAAAAACAAAATAATAGATCAATTGCAAAAACTAAGTTCAGATAAAGGATGGCAGCAAGCAGCGATAATGATAGATAAATTAAAGTATGGAGAATCACTTAAGGTAAAACATCCTAATTTTTCAAATCAAAAGATTATGGAAATGATTGACGAACACTTTCAAGTTGTACAACCTCCTTCAAAAATAGAATAAAGTGGTATATAATAAAAGGTAAAGTAAAAAAAATAAAAAACACAAATAAATAGAATATTAATCATAAATTTGCATAAAAATAAATAGATATGGCAGACGAAAACAAGTTAAAATTAGAAGATATCACATTTGATGATTTCATAGGTGATGGTCTCACGGCTGAATTAAAAGAAGAAGCAAGTAACGAAGCAGTCGTAGAAACAAAAAAAGAAGCTACAGAGGAAGATATTAAAGATGCTTCCAAAGAACTCGATACTGATGTAGATGATAAAGTTGAAGAGGAAAAAGAAGTAGTAAGTAAAAAGAAAATCAAAACTCAGCCTAGAATTGAAGAGGAGGAAGAAGAGGAAGAGATTGATGACACTGTAGTAAATGAAGTTCTTTCTCAATTAGGATATGAATTTCCTGATGAAGAGTTTGAAGATGATACTGACGGGTTGGTAAAGTTAGCTAAAGCTGTTGGAACTAAAATGGCGGAAGATCAACTTGATGGATTATTTCAAGCTTATCCAGAGATTCAAAAACATTTAGATTATGTTTTAAATGGAGGTAAATCTGAAGATTGGATGAAGTCAAGTATTCAAATAACTGACTTTGAAAATATACAAGTTAATGAGAATGATCTAAGAACACAAAAAGCTGTTCTTGGAGAATACTTTAAACTTAAAGGACATGATGCGGAATTTATAAATGAATTATTAGATGATTATATAGAATCTGATAAGTTATATAATAAAGCGGTAAAAGCAAAGACAGCCCTTAATCAGTATTATAGTAAAGAAAGAGATACGAGATTAGAACAACAGAAACGTGAACAAATAGCTAACCAACAAAAACAAAGAGAGTTTTGGGATGAAATTAATGAGACTATTCAAACTTCTAAAGATTTTGCTGGTATTACAGTTCAAGAAAAAGATAAAAACAAATTCTTTGATTATTTAAGTAAACCTGATAGTAATGGTATAACTGAGAGGGAGAAATCTCATAAAGAGTCCTCTCAAGATGTTAAACTAGCTATAGATTATTTAATGTTCAAAGGATTTAATTTGAAAGATATTATCGCAGCTAAAGCAAAGACGTCTAACGCTAAGAGTTTGCGAAAAAAGATTAAATCAAGTAGTTCAGTGAAAGGTACTCCTCGCCCTAAAAGGAAAGGAGGATTTGATATTGAAGCACTAGATTTAAACCTGGGTAACCTATAAAGCGCGAAAGGAGCTTGGTTATCATAACCCTTTAAATTTAAAATAAAAATGCAAGTATTAAAAACTTATTACAATGATGCGCAGATGACTGATACTAATTCATTAGTTAATGCGTTATTGGAAAAGCCAGCAGAGCTTTCTCCAATCATCACACATCTTGCAGGGAAAGACGATAGAAAATTTCCGTTAACTATGTTAACAGAAGGGGTTGGTAATTCTAAGTCCATTGATAGATGGGAATATGAATACCGAGTTAAATCTCATACTATCAACACTCGTCCTCTCGCTGCTGCAAATGCTGGTTCTAACCTAGGTTTAGGTGGAGCAACATTTACTTTAACATTTCCAGATAAATGGTTCATATTCCCTTATACATTGATTTCACAATCAGGTGTACAAGCAAGAATTATGGCTGAGCCTAAGGCAGCTGGAAGTAACTATGTCTACACGCTGCAATTAGTAGATCCAGATTCAACGGCTTCATTACCTGCGGGTGATCACGCTTTAGGTGCAATTTGGGGTCAATTATATGCTAACGTTGGGGTTGACTTCTCTAGAGGTAATGCTTCTAATTGGAGTACACCAGGTATGGTAAGAAACAAAATTGGTACTGTTAGAAAATCTTATCACTTCGCAGGAAATGCTAAGAACTATGTTGCTGAATTTGCTTTACCTACTAAAGGTGGAAAAACTACCAAAATGTGGATGGATTATGAAGAGTACTTACACATGTTATCTTTTAAAGAAGAATGTGAATTACTTTATTGGTACGGAGAAAAAACTTATGGTAATGATGGTATAGTAAACATGACTGATGAGAATGGGCAACCAGTAATCACAGGTCCTGGATTATTACAACAAATTATCAATAAGGACACTTACTCTACTTTAACTGAAACTAAATTAACAAATCTTATCGGAGATTTATTTTACGGTATGACTGATGCAAGTAATAAAAGCATTACATTGTTTACTGGTATTGGTGGAGCAAGAGAATTTGACAATGCGTTAAAGAACTACCAAGGCGGTTTCCCTACTGGTGCTGGTACACCTTGGACAGTAAATGCAGATAGTAAATTTATTACTGGATCAGGACGTTCTTTAGGAATGACTGGTTACTTTACAAGTTATGACCATATTGATGGACATACAGTAAATGTGGTTAAACATCCAATGTTTGATCATGGTCCTGTAGCTCAAGCAAGATCTAAGCATCCTGTGACTGGCTACTCTTTAGAATCATATAGAATGGTATTTGTTGACACATCTAATTATGATGGTCAAGCGAATATTCAAATGATTAACAAGAAAGGACGTGAGTACTTAAGATGGGCAGTTGCGGGTTCTGTTGTTCCAACAGGCTTCGGATCAAGTGATCTACGAGCTTCTGACATTGATGGTGCAAGTGTACATATGTTAAAAACAGCAGGTATCGTTCTTAAAAGATTTGATACTTCTATTGATTTAGAATGTGTTAAAGCATAGTATACGTTTAGATGAACGGCGTTAACTAACGTTTTCGTAGTCTATATATCTAGTTTTTTGTAGGATTGAGGGGGTGTAAAAACCCCCACTATCCTATTTATATAAAGAAAGTAAGGCCTAGTATTCTTATAAGCCTGAAAGGAAATTTAACTTAATTAATAATTTTAAAAGAACATAAAAATGGGAAAAAGAAAAATAGTAATTCTGCGTAAAGAACCTACAGGGTTTTTACCTAAGTCAGTTAGAGCAGAATCAAGAATGTATATCAGTAGTGTCTATATGAATAGACAACCTTTAAAAGGAGTAACTGCTGAAGAATCAAAGAAATACTTAAATGGTATTTTAGATGTAGGTCCGGAACATGTAGATTGGCCTAAACATGAAAAATTATATTGGACAAACATGTCTATTATGGTACCATTTGGAGGAGTAGAATTAAATATTTCTACCTCAACAGATGGAGAGCCTGAAGATATTGAAGACTGGTTAAGATACAAATGGATATTAAAACATCCTCATGTAGGTTTAAATAAAGAAGAAATGATTGGTGATATTAAAAAGAGATTTTTTATTCAAGATACTCAAAGAGATTTAAGACAAGCGAATAATAAAATTCAACTTTTAAAAGATGCTGATAAAGAGTTTATAAAATTATCAGATAATAAATCAGATATGAGAAGAGTTTATCGTTTACTAGCAAATGATAATCCTGATAGGTTAACTGATTTAGAAATTGAGAATAGACTTTATTCTTTAAAAAGCGATAAACCTAGTAGATTCATTAGGATCTCTCAAGATAAGCATTTAAAAATGAAATCGGAAATTGAAGAAATGATAAGTGCGGAAATTTTAAGAAAGATAGGAAATCAAATTATTTATCAAGATGATATTCTTGGAGATACATTACGAGATACAGTTATCCATCTTAGTGATAAAAAGAACTCAGGGAAATTAACAACTTTGAGGGCTAAATTAAAAGAAGCATATATATAGTGAATATATCAGAAATGCATATATCAGTACAGCATGGGGTTGACAAGATCAACTCCATGCACTCTGATATTCTTCTTCCAGAAGAAATAGATCTAGAATTAAATAAAAATATTTTAAGATTTATTAATACTAGATTTAATCCTAGAGGTAATAGATATCAAAAAGGTTTTGAGATGTCTCAAAAACGTATTGATGATTTAAGATCTTTAATTGTAGAACAAAGTATGCCTACTATATATAAAGGGCATGTGTTTGATAATACATGGATAGATGCATCATTTTTACCAATTGATTATTTATATTTAATTAATATGAAATCATTAGTAAGGCAAGATAAATGTAAAAAACTCTGTTGGGCTGAGGCAACAGCTCAAATGAGACCAATAGAGTTTATACTAGATGTTGATATACTTCATCATACTCTACCAAATAGTTTTACTTCACATTTTGGAGCATTTATTGGTTATGAACCAGCAAATAGTACAGGATCACCGCCGCTAACTCCTATAACAACTCCATACGCAGGAATATATGATACAGCATCAGCCCTTAAATCATTTCTTTTATATTCGGGCAATTGGTTGGTGCCAGGAATGTCTATTATGAACCTTAACACTGGTATTAATAAAGTTGTTGTTACTTTTCCAATAGGATTTAATCTGCAGGTCAATTTTTTAGGAATACTATGGAATAATGGAACAGGCTCAACTGCAATGGATGCTAGTGAGACAGATGATGCAGGTGGTAATGCAACTCCTAGCTCTTTAGTTTTTGATTCAAATGCATATTGGGCTGCAAAAAGAACTCCTTGTGATGATCAAGATTTTACTCAGACAGTAGGAATTAATGAGTTTGCTCAACATGATGATATATATAAGCTATTACAAGACCCTTTTAATAAAACAAAATATAAATCTCCTTTATTTACAATGAAGGAAAATTACGTTGAAATCTATACTGATGACACATTTATAGTACAAGACATTAAAATTACGTACTTAAGAAAACCTGAAACAGTAGATAACGGCAATAGTATAAACTGCGACCTACCAGATCATACACATCAAGAAATTGTGGATATGACAGTAAGTACAATTTTAGAGGAACTATCAGATCCTCGATATCAAAGTAGTAATATAGAGATATTAAAATCTGAATAGTAAAATAATTATTAACCATTAAAAAAATAATAAAATGGCAAAATTAACATTTATAGATGGCGCAGCCTCAGCAACAACTACTTATGCAATGAACATAAACTCAGCGTTTGCAGGAGGTACCGTCGGAAATATAGGAATGTGGGTAACTGAACCTGGTACTACAACTGTAACGGGAGACCACTTAGACGGAATTTCTCCTGAATTCTTTTTAGACAATGCTGGTGGGCAACTTGATTACACCATTTGTCCAGATGTATTTCAAATTACTCAACAAACTACAAGCGGTTATCCGTATGCTTCTCCTTTAATTGAGAAAAGTAGAGTAAAAAGAGTTACTCATACTACGTATTTAGCTAGTGCAAAAGCAACTACTGGAAACAGAACTATTAATAACGCTTCAGCATTAAATAGTGCTACTTGGGGTATTAAAATTGTGAAGTTATCTGGATACAGTGATTACAATGAATTTTTAAACCCAACAGGAGAATATGACGACAGAGTTGGAGCAGTTAGAAGTTATGAGTTTGTATCTGACGCTACTGGTACTGTAGCTGAAATCGCTACTGGTTTAGTAGCTGCAATTAATGCAGATTCTGGAGCTTGGGTAACTGCAGCTAATGCAGGTGCTGGTGAGATTCAAATTACAGCTAAAGATAATGGTACTGCTTTTAAAGTTATTGATACTAGTACTACAACTATGACGTATGCGTCTGGTACTTTAGTAGGTAACTTTGGATTTACTGAAGGTGTAGGTAATGGATTTCAAGCGGTAGAAGCTGAAAAGAAATCTTTACACCACAGAGGTGCTCACCACAATAGAATGTACTTCGCTGATTCAGTTGAGCAATTTGCATCTGCATCTAAAACTTATGACATTTTCACAATTGAATGTGACGGTGGAGTAAGACAAGATGCTACAAACGCAAAAGACGATTTAATTATTGAGCTTTGGGTTCCATCAGGATATACAGATGGTGGAGGTATTATGAATGACTTCTGGGGTCCAGCGACTTCAACTACAACAGCAGGAGATACTATGGTATTATACCAAAAGTAGTATTAAATTAATATGAGAATTAGGGGTGAAAATCCCCTAGTTTTTATATTTTTGTAACATTTAAAAACTTAAAAATTATGGCTTTAACGGCAACTATAGCAGCAGATTGTAAAACAATGACGATTGCGGGAGGTGCGAATTATTCAAATGCAGAAATTGATATATATTGGAATGATGTAACGATTACATCTATACCAAGAGAACTAACTAACCCTTTTAACCCAATTCTTAATTTAACAGCTGCAGGAGATCTCGTTCTATCTCTTAGTAATTTCATAGATGATACAGGAGCAGCTGCTACCACATATACTCATTTTAATGGGATATTTAAATTTGTAATAACAACTAATTCTGGAGTATTTGAAATAGGTGCAGTAGGTATGTGTGATATTAATTGTTGTTTAGCTGCGAAAACAAAAGACTTATTAAAATGCAAGTGTACAGAATGTAAAGAATGTGCATCTATACTTGCAGATATAGCAAAGATATTTTTATTACTTAATGGCGCTAAAACAAATGTAGCAGGATGCGTTCAAACTACTACTTTATATGAAAAATCTATAGACGAGTATTTGAAAGCTAAAGAGATGTGTGGCACTAAAAATTGTAATTGCGACTGTTAAATTAAATTAAACTATGGCTTGGAATCCTTCCCTACCTCCGTCGCAAACAACGACGGATCGTTTTCACTCAGACTTTGATGGTTTAAGGTTTGCATTAGTTAAACTAGATAATTTTAGTTTACATATGAAGAAACCTACATGGACTTGTGGTGTTCAGAATACTGGATGGGCAGCAGGATTTAGATGGGGTACTCATAGTTCATTTAGAGGATATGAGGAAGCAAGTACCGGCGCTTTATTATCTGGCTCTCTTGGGTCGTCTTGCGTATTGGGATCTCCACTTGGGTGGAGTTCACAAATATCGTATACCTCTAGCTCATGTTTACCTTTTATTTATGGGTCAACTACCTTTTTAGCAGAGCAATCTTGTTGTGAGCCAGAATTTGGTTATACTTCAATGATAGGTTGTGAATCTGGATGGGAAGTAGGATTGGCAAATAATTTGGGGTTCAATTGTCCGTCAACTAACCCAGTAGGTTGTGGTGGATATTCGTATAATGGGGCCCACTGCTGTCATTGTTATGAATGTAGAAGAGGGTCAAACTTAACAACATGTTCGCCTAGTTCTTTTAATCCCCCAGGATCAACACCTGTGATGTATTCCACCCATTCAACACAAAATATACATGGTATAAGTAATCTCGCTGCTGGAATTTGGGGTTGGGGTAATGCGGGTGCTTGTGGTGGTGGTTCTACTGTAGTTGCTGAAGGTAAAGGTGCTTATAATGATACTATATGGATGCAATATACTGGGGGTCCATTATTATGGGGATCTCCTATACAACCTGATGGTAACGATAATAAGAGTTATTATGGTATAGGAATGACTATGCAAGATATTACTACTGATTGTAGTTATGTTTATAAAGAACATCCAACAAATACAACTCCAATAGGAATAAATGGCCCAGACAATGGGAGTGGAGGATGTGATGTAGGAAATGTTATATGGCCAGATCCTGATCTTGATGCACAGGGAAAAAATAGGGCAGAGAATTTATCTTATTATGCTATTATATTATTTCCTACAATCCCAAATCAAACGTACGGTAGTGTCTTATCTGATGAATATAAATTTAAGCTTCATATGGATATGCGTAGTGAGGCTTGGAAAAAAATAATAGGCCCAGCATGGCCAGTATCTTATTATGGATCGAGCGCATACTCAAGTTCTGGTGGTAATGCATATACCTTTAGTTCGTGGAACGGATCTAACAGTACTTCGTTCTGTACAAATGAGACTGGAGAATTAGGATGGTATTTAGCTCAATCTAATACAGGTATGATGCATCACATGACAGGTACAGGAGGCGTGGTTGAAGACAGGGCGTATGGAGGTATTATGGATGGTGAATTTATAACTCTTGATGATCCGTGGTGGTCGGGTGACGGTACTAGTTATAATAATCCTTGGGGTGTTGAATTATTAAGCGCCCTTCAAAAACATATGATTAGAGAATCTTGTTATCAGAGGCTTGATACATCATTACAACCATCTAATAAGAATGTTACTATACTAATCACTAAAACACCAGCCGCTGCTCCAAGTTATAATAAATTACAGGCTGAATTAGCCATGTTTGCCGCAGGTGAAACAAACGAACAACTTAGTTTATTTACTGATAATCCTTATTTTAATCTACATGTAACATCAGGAGGAGGTGCCGGCCAAACAATAGTTTTTAGAGATGTTGCAACAGGTATACAAGATAATAGATATGGCGGAGAAAATGCACCGCCATATGAGGAAATGGGCAGCTTTCAGTCGGGTTTAGGTAGTGATGATCAAACTACCCCAATACGATCAGAATCACAAGGTATGACAATTTCTGCTGAATTAGTTAAAGATTGGGAATCTTATATATTTGGTTCTTCTGGTTTTAGTTGGTCTGATGTTAAGGTTCATACTTTAAGAACTGTAGATTGGGATTCATACATGGCAAATACTGGAGGCGGTGGTTCAACCTCTTCTTTTCCAAACCTAATGAGCCCCACAGGAGTTATACAAGGAAATTTTTATGAACTTGATGCAAGAGTATATTTAGGACTTCCTGATGGTGCATTTGAAAATAGAATGGTTAAACATTTATATGGAGATGCAACAGATGATGCTGGATGTGTAGGGGATGTGCACGGCAAAAAACCTATAATGGGATATGGAGGACATGGTAATGTTATATCTAGTAGTAATTTAAGTACTATTTCTGCAAATGGTGGTTGGGTTGATAATCAATATGCTTATCATTTTATTGGACTAAAAGCAGTTTTTACGCCAACAACAGTTGCTTATTTTAACTTCCCAAACGGCGATAGTCATCCAGAAGTTCTTTGTTCTCCAACAAATTTATTCCAATATAATACTTCAATTCCAAATACTAATTGCACATATGTAGATCATTCTACTGGTAATTATATATGGCCAGATACTACTAATAGTAATTGGACTTTTGAATCTGCTTATGGAGTAGGTCCTCAATATACTAATCATTCTGTTAATTCCAAAAATCAATGGGCTATTTGTACAGGTAATGGTATGGTTTATAATACAACACCAGACACCTCCCAGCAACCTATTTTAACTGCACAAGTTGCCGATTGTCCTGTATGTGATACGGGGAATGGAGTTGTAAATGTAGTACTAACTAATATCGATGCAAGTGGAGTAGAAATTGATGATATATCCTTTTCTCCTGCTGCCACAACCAGTCCTATCACTCCTACTGGAAATTTGGGGACAATTTATGCATCAACTACTTGGAGTTTTTTTATTGGTGTAGGTACTTATACTGTAACTGTCGTAACTGTAAATCATGGTACTTATACGTCCTCCTTTACCATGCCTAATTGTGAGCAAATTTCTTTTAATCTTGATTCAGTTGTCGTAGGTGCTGCCGTTACATGTACTTCTCCTGGGGGGTTCCGAGGTAAATTTGATGCTTCAAATTTAACAGGAACAACTATATCTAATTGTGGTGGTTTACAATGGACAGTCTGGGAATGGGATGTAACAAATAGTACTTGGATATTTCATTCTGCAGGCCATCCATTTAAATCTTCTGTAATTAATTTTGGTATTCCTGGTTCTGGTGTACCAATTTTTGGAGCTAACCACATTAATAATCCTGGGGCAACTGTAAATAATAAAGAATTCCTTATGCCAGGTATAAGTGGTGGTACATATAGAGTCACTTTAACTAATAGGTGGTATTTAGTAGATGCAAATGAAGTCTGGGCAGATTTTGATTTAGTAGGATGTTATGACCATGTTGATATAGTAATGCCTTCAACTGTTCTTAATGCAACAGTAACTCATACAAGTCACCCAGTATGTAATAGTAGTGACAGAGAAGAGAATTTTACAAATTGTTATAATACTACTACTAATACTGGATATATAACCAATTGCTCTGGTCTTACTCCTTCTAATATGGGTGAATTTGATATTGACATCACTGGAATAGCGTATGGGCTTTTTACAATAGATCATATTAATCCTTGTGGCCTTACATATACATCATCAGTTGCTATATATGGTGGGACAGCTACTTATGGATCTTCATCAGGTAATACATTTCAGGCTGGTTGCAACCATCCTTCCGGTCCAATCAGTCCTGGAACACACATAATAAATATGACTGATGCAGCTGGATGTACTACTTCAGTTTCTATAACTATTAACGAACCTGGTCCAATGATAAAAAATGCGAGCACTACCCAAACTCATGCTCTATGTTCTGGTGGAAACGGGTCTTTAAGTGGATTAGTAGTAGATACGACGATGTCATGCGCCAGTATGCAATATGCTGTAACACTTGGCTCAGTAGGAAACTCTACTTGGACCAATACTGATGTTTGGGATCTTACTCCTGATATAATACAAGGATGGCAATCTAGTTCAACTTTTAATTTACCTGCTGGAACATATCGTATATGGGCAAGAAATTCATGTGGATGTTTATTTAGAGATGTTCAAATGACTATTGAGGGAGGAGGCACTTTAGCAAGTACTATAGCAGTTACAAACCCAGGATGTTCTGGAGGTATAGCAAGTATAACTGTTTCAGCAAGTGGAGGTACTGGTCCTTATACATATGATTGGACAACAGTAACTACAGGAACTTCTGGAGTTGCTGATCCACTTTTTGTAGCACCAGCAACTAGTTCAAACTCATTTACACAAGCTGTACCAGGAGGTACTTATGATTATGAATGCCTTGTGCAAGATGCTAATGGCTGCACACAAACTCTTACAGCTTCAACAATTGCAGGAGCTCCTTTAACTCTAACAGCAGTAGTATCTTCAATAAGTTGTGCAGGTGGAAGTAATGGAGCTATAGATACAACAGTAACTGGAGGTATAGGTCCTTATACTTACGCTTGGTCTGGCAGTTCGTCAGCGACTAGTGCAGATTTAACTAGTTTAGGTGTAGGTACATACACTGTATTGGTAACAGACAGTACGCCAGGAACTCCTTGTACTACTACAGGTTCATGGACAATAGCATCTACAGGAGGATCAGAGGCATGGGTAGACATTAATCAATATGCTTGGTCTGGATATAATACTCCTTATGGAGACTCTATTACACAATCAACAGCTAATGATAATACATATGGAATGTATGGAGGACCTACATGTCCAGGAGATAGTGATGGAACAATAAGATTAATGCTTGATGATTCTACTCCAGTAGTAGGAGCATCTTTTCCATTTGAAGTATGGTTAAGTAATGATGGTGGAGCAACTTATTATCAAGCCACAGATAATTCAGGAGTTAATTTAAGTGTCCTAACTACAGATTTAGTTACTACAGGAACAGGTATAGTAGCTTCAACAAGTGCAGTTTATGATCCACAAACAGCTTCAGGTACAGTTGATTATTTTGAAATAACTGGAAATTCAGATAAATGGAATCCAGGAGGAGGTGCTGTAGTATTACCATTTACTGAAAATAGTACTTGGCATGTTAAATTAATAGAAACTGGAGTTTCAGCATGTTCATATGAATTTAGTACTACAATATTACCTTCAGACTATAGAAATGTATATAATCAACTAGCTACTACACAACCAACATGTTGCGGGTGTAGTTCTTATGGAGCTTCTATTGGTACTAATGTATGTAATGGTGAAATAGATAATACACCTATTAGAGGAACATATGAAGATCATACAAATACTAATTATACATATTTATGGACATATGCTACTTTAGCATCTACTTGTAGTGTACCAGGGCATAACAATACAAATACACAATGGAGTAATATAACTACACAAGATTTAACAGCTGAATGGCCAGGAATCTATACTGTAGTAGTAACTGATAGTTGTGGAGGAACTGATACAGACACAGAAACACTTAATGATCCTATAGTTTATATAGATGATATTACTTGGGTTCCACCTCAATGTGCGGGGTGTTGTACAGGAACTCTTACTATTACAGCACATGGAGGTAATGGAACTTTAGAAGTATCATTAAATAATGGTATCTCATTTACGCCTATAACTAGTCCTCATACATTTACAAATATGTGTGGAGGTATAAATAGTATATGGGTTAAGGATGGGTCGTCATGTGTAGTAGAGTATTTTGCAGATCCAAATGATGTGAATATATTATCTTCTTACGATGATAATTGTTTTGCAAATGCAAACACTTCAAGTATAATAAGTACTTCAGGAAGTTGGATTCCTACATATAATAACCCTAATTTAGGAGTTGCTACAGCGAATGCATTTACAGAATCTTCTTCAACTAAAATAGAATTAATACCTGTATCTGATTTTTCAGTTGCTAATGCGTGTATAATTAGTCATAATATTATACCGGGAGATACTAATGGAGAAATAAGACTTACAATAACAGGTGGTACTGCTCCTTATGAAATAGGTATTGTTGCTCAAGCAGGCCCTTTCTATACACCTAGTATTCCTATGAATCCTTGTTATGGTATAGGACCTCTAACAACTACTTCTCCATGTTTATATACTGGAGATCCTATTAGTAATTATGGCCCAAGTTTAGATACAGCAACAGTTATGACTTATGCTCCATGGGGTGGAGGCGCAAGTAATTCGGTGTCTTCATCGACAGCTATTACTACAAGTTTATTAGATATAAGATTCTCTAATGTTAGTGTTTCTAGAGATTTAGGATATGGAGCCCTCGGTGCAGAATATATATTCTATGTTAGAGATGCTCATGGATGTTATCAAACAACACATGTAGGAATGGATAATGGGATATTTGGAGTTATATCTATATATGGAGCAATGAATTGTGATTGTGTTTGTCCTATTGGATATGTTTATGACGAAGATTCAGAAGAGTGTGTAACTAGTGTTGCTTCACCAGCTCAACCTAATACAACAACTGGATACTGGACATTAGTTAAAAACCTATATACAGCACAAATTACACCATCAAAATGGCAGCAGAATGGGTGTAGTTTATATGGAGTATGGACTGGAGCTGCGGTTGATTATACTCAAAGTATTGTTATAAATACTAATGACTTGCCTTTATTAAAAGATATAATTACTAATGCAAATACAGGCCCTAATCATATATATAGGTCTACTTCTGGAATTACCCAAATAGGAGTAGATTTAGGTATATGGAATACTTTGGCAACTACAAGTTATATTAATGATAGGGTAAAAGATATAGCTATATGGTTAGATCAAGGATCCCCAATAACTCCTCCAGCTATACCTGTAGGAGAATGGATAGGATGTATAACAGAAATTAATTTTCAATTTAATACACCAGCAGTTATAGCATTATGTTCTGACTCTAAGATGAGAATGAAAGTTGATGGAATTGTTTGGATTGATATGGCGGCAGATGAAAATACACTTACTACATATACATCTAATTATCAGTATTTCAATCTATTCCCAATATCATTGCCAGGAGGTTTACATACTATCTCTTTTGAAGTTTATAGTACTACGTCCGATGCAATGATGGCATTTGAAGTATATATAAATCAAGATGCTGCAACAAATAATTATTTTATTGGAGATATTCTTGGGGGGTCGTTCAGTGCAGCGAACCTTCAATCGTGGATACTACAAGATGCAAATAATGAAGATTTAAGTAGTAAATCTTGGGATACAAAAGAAATACAATTAGGTACTACGTATGGGTATTCTTGTACAGAAGTAACAGATGCGGTAAGTTATTCTTCAGGAGCTTTATTTTGTATACAAGATGCAACAGCTCCTTGTGAAGTTCCATTAGATTGTGGGTATTGTTTAGATAGTAACGGCGTGCCTCAACCTCAATGGACTAAAAAAGGACCTTGTGTAAACGCAAACGACGGAGGAGTCCCTACTCCAGCATTATTAGGAAATGTTTGGGTAACAGATTATTCTGAATTATCTGATTTAGTAGAATGTCCTGGAGCATTAGCTAATACAGCTTATGCTAGAATAATGGGAGCCTTAGCAACTAGAGCTTTAGATATAAGACAAATATGGATGACTATAATCATTAGACATTTATTACACAATCTAAATGCTTGTATGACATTATCAGATATACAAGACTTGTTTACAGGCTTTTTAGATGATGTATGTCCAACATGTGACACAGATGTAGATTTAACTCCAGCACAAATGGAAGCATTAACTTCTATTTTCACACTTAATACGAACTCAAATTTTGACTTTTAAAATATAAAATTATGGCTATAAAAGTAAATTCTTTAACAACTAAAAATATTTCAGTAGTATCTGATGCTTCAAATGAATATTTATATATAACTAATGCATTATCTAGAACAGATAGTAAAATACCTTTAAATAATTTAATAACTACATTTGAATCTGTAGGTACTGGAAAAAGCTTAGTATCGACAGCTACATCTCTTAATAGACATGTTATAAAATCATTAGAGCAGGATGCTTCAGGGATTATAACAGTAGGAGCTGGAAGTTCAGTAATAACTGTTGGTATAGATCAAACACAGATAGATTTATCAAAATGTAAAAATACAACTACTCCTTTTTTATCGACTATTAATTTAACAACTAATGTAGGAGCAACTGTATTACCTACTGCAAATGGAGGAACTAATAAAAGCTCTGCTTATGTTGTTGGAGATATAGTTTATGCTTCAGCAACTGATACATTAGCTGGATTAGCAGATATAGCTACAGGAAATGCTTTAATCTCTGGCGGTATAGGAGTTGCTCCGTCGTGGGGTAAAATAGCTTTAGGTACACATGTTAGTGGAACATTAAGTGTAGGTAATGGTGGAACTGGAGCAACTAGTCATACTTCAAAAGGTGTATTACTAGGTAATAATACAGGAGCTGTTACAACGACTAATGCAGGAGGAACTAACGGAACAGTATTAATTGGTAATGCTTCTGGTAGCCCACAATTTGGTGCTATTACATCTCCTGATAGTACAATAACATTTACAACTGGAGCTGGTGCTTTAGGATTATCTACAAAAATTACTACTTTAGAAAATGCTTCAGGAACAGCAGGATTAGTATGTGACAGTTCAGGAAATTTAATATCACAAGCTGATGCTACTTTAGCTTATAAAAGACCTATAGTAAATGTAGCTTCTGGTACATATAATCCAACAGCAGCTCAATCAGGAAGTATATTTACATTAAACTTAGCAGGAGGTATAACAGTAACTTTACCAGCTGCGGCTGCAGGATTAACTTATGAATTTCATATAGGTACTACATTTAGTGGCACATTAACTATTAATGCGGCTAGTTCAGCAGATACTCTTCAAGGAGCTATTTATATGGGAACTGGACTAGTTAAAAATGATTCAGCTGATAATACAGATAATCATGGTTATGCTTCACCAGCTGCAGCAGATCATCAATATGTAGCTGATGCAGATACAAAAGGAAGATTACTTGGAACAAGATTAAAATACACTGCAATAACTGATGCTATTTGGTTAGTTGAAGGATTTGCAATAACTGACGGGGCGATTGCAACCCCTTGGACATAGGATATAAAATATTTTTTATATCTTTGCGAAAATTAATTATTAATAAAAAACATTATAGACAATGGCAAAAACAGAACAGTACGTTAAACGTGATCTAGTAAATTTGATGCAAGGATTACTACAAGTAGAGAATTTAAAGGGTGTTAAATTTGCTCTTACAAATTCAGCAAACAAAGAAATAATATCTAATGCATTAAGAGATATTGAAGAAAAAGCTATTCCGACTAAGGAATTTCAAGAATTATCTGCACAGATGCAACAATTTGATATGAATGCAGATATGGATAAAATTAAAGCTAAAGAAGAAGAACCAGAAAATGTAAAGATTATTGAAGAAAGAAAAGCTCAAATGGCTGAGATAGATAAACTTTTAGAGGAATCTGTAGAACTTGAATTAAAGACACTATCAGAATCTCAATTACCAAAGGATATTAATCTAAAGCAATTGGATGCAATTAAATTAATAGTAAAATAATAAACTATGCCAAATTTCGCACATAATACTGATGAACCCTTGGTTAAAAAACCAGGGGAGACAAGGAATACTACTGAACAATTATTAGCTGCTCCTTACGGAATGCAGGGAGCTACTATTATAACAACTCTTGGAGCAGAACATGCAGTTCAAGGTTATTGTATAGTAGCTATATTAGATGATACAGTATTAGATGTTTCTAATTGTGATACTAACTGGAGAGAAGATATAAATGCAGGTGGTGGAAACCCTTCAGGAGAATTAGTAACTGATATAACCTTACCCGTTGGAATTCCTTTTTATGGAGATTTTACAAGGATATTTTTAATAAGTGGTAGAGTTATAGTATATAGTAAGTAAAATGAGTCCTATACATAATATAGGCCTTGGTACAATTAGATGGCAGCCTCAATGGGTTAGTCCAAATTTAAGTGCGATGGACTGTTTCTTTGAGCCTTGTAACTTAGCACCTGCTACGCAATTAATGCCAAAGGATGTTATTGTAGATTATTGTGACACATTTGATTTAGATAGTAATAGTGATATAATGCCAGAGGTTAGCCCTGTAGCCTCTGGGCATTTTGAAATAGATAGTAACGGTGATATAATGCCAGAAGCGGTTTAAAGAACAATAATAATGAAAGAAATACTGCAGCTTATAGAAGGATATGGATTACCATTAATATTGTTACTAGGGGCATTATACGCTTTATATAGGTTTTTAGTTTTTAGTTTATATGAGGTTAAGAATCAATTTTCTCGCCATCACGAAAGAGCTGCTGATAACATGGAAGAGATGAAAAAGAAAGTAGATATAATCTTAGAATATATAAGAAAAAAATAGGATATGGCAACAAAGAAATTAGTACCAAGAGCAAATGATGAAGGTGGGATAGGAACATCTGCTAAAACATGGGGAGACTCATGGTTAAAGAATTTAACTTTAACTGGATTAGTTACAGATGCCTCATTAACAAGTATTTTAGTTGAAACTGGGGGTTTAATTAAAAAGAGACCTTTATCTGGACTACTTAATTTACAAAGTTTAGATGAGGGAGTTAGTTTAACAACTACTACTGCTTCTATAGATTGGGTTGGTGCAGGTGTAACAGCAACTGCTGCAGGTAATGCTGTTACAGTAACTATACCAGGTATAGCAGCGGTTGCAGATACAGATGATTCTACATGTTGGATAGGACTTTGGGAAGCTGCTACGGGTAATTTAGATCCTAAAACAGATGAAGTTTTCAAATTTGATGCTACTGATACTGCACAGATTTTATATACACCTAAAACTATAAGAGGAAATACTAATACTGTTGCTAATTCTAGCGATTTAACGATTCAAGCAGAAGCTGCTCTTAATGGGGTTCCAACGGATGCTGCTGGAGGAAATGTAATTTTAAAAGGAGGTAGTGGTACAGGAGCTGGTGCTAGTGGTGGTGTTCAATGTTGGGGTACAAGAAATACTACTAGTGGTACAGGAGGACATACTGGAGGACGTATTGCATATTTTGAGAATTTAGATCCAGCAACTAGTGATTTTACTATCTGGGACCCTGCTTCACTTGCTGCTACAGATTATTTTAGAGTATCCACAACAGCAAATGGAGCTACAACTATAAGTACTGTAGATGCTGCTGCTGGAGCTGCAGATTTAACTATAGATGTAGATGGAGATATATATTTGAAACCTGATAATGGAACTATATATGATAAAATTTGGATAGGAGAGGAAGACGCTGATTTTCCAATTATTAAAAGATTCCCTAATGCGTCTGGTTCTGTTGGAGGAACTCTAACTATTGAAGGAGCAGATGCAGTAGGTACTAATATAGCTGGAGGACACACATTATTTCGAGGTGGTTTAGGTACTGGTAATGGTAATCCAGGAATGTTTCAGTGGGACACATCTTTCAGAGTAGCATCAGGTGCTACAGGACAAACTCAAAGAATTGCAATGAGACTTCAACATGAGTATCATACTACTAGTGTAAATACTCTTAGACTATATGCTACATTAACTTCAAATGATTATTTAACTTTTGACGTTGCTCCTAATGGAGAATCAACAATATCTACTATTGATAGTGGAGGAGCAGCAGGTCATTTAACATTAGATGTAGATGGAGATATTATAATAGACGCTGATGGAGGAGATATTACATTTAAAGATGATGGTACTTCTTTAGCTGCTATTGATGCTAATGGGCAACTTACTTCTAAAAATTATAGAACAATGTGGATTGGAGCAGGAGCAATGTCTACCGCCGCTACTAATGGAGCAGCCGCAGGAGCAGACTCATGGACTTCTACTAGTAAGTATTTAACTCAAGATAAATATATATTTGATGCTACTACAAATGAATACGTATTCTTTAATATGGTAATGCCAGAGCAATGGGATTTGGGAACAATGAAAGTTAAATTCTATTGGAAAGCTTCATCTAGTGCGGCAGGGGATGTTATATGGGGTATAAAATCTAATGCTAGGAGTAATGATGATAAGATTGATGTTGCTTTTGGTACTGCGGTTGTAGTAACAGATGCAGCACATGAAGAAGCTGATGCTGATCAACCTGTTAGTATAACAGATGCTACAGGAGCTATGACTGTTGGTAATTCGCCGGCAGCAGATGATATGATTTATTTTGGAATTTATAGAAATGCTAATGACTTAGGAGATACTTATGCAGCAGAT